CCCATGGCCCTGTCAGCGGTCGAGCGGGGGCGCTGAGCCGATCTTTCGTGTTTTTTGCGCGAAAAGGCATGGCCCCGGTGCCGGAAGTCACTTCCATACGGCTATGCGGATCATACAGGTAGGTTCCGTTCCGATAGGGTCAGCTACCATCCATCTGGAGCCAGAAAAAATTGTGTTTGCATCGTATGTGTAGAACGAATTATTGGAACTATTGGAACTTCGGAACCTGAAGACAGTAAGTAACTGAAAATAAAGCAAGCTATTCGGTTCCGATATCTAGGTTCCAATTCGACAAGTTCCGATTAGAGAGGCTATCCGATTTGTGTAGCTGCCGAATTACACGCCGATTTTGGTCGGAAATGACCGGCTACATAGACTGTGTTGATATGGCACATCGCGTAACAATCGAAAAGATCGGAACCCTTGTCAGGTCCATGCGAATCAGCTACACGGACTGTATCACTGATTCGGAGGACCGAAAATGCACCGTTTGATCGCCATCGCGCTATGCTCTACCGCCGCCAGCACCATCACCCTCATGCTGTCGGGATCGCCCTTTTTGCACTATCTCTGGATGGTGCCTCTCGCGGTGAGCCTGACGCTTTGCGTGGGGTGCGTAGGCATGATGATCGCCTATAACACCTATCGGCCAAGAGCGGATGCCGCTGCCATGATGCAGGGTGTGTGCCCCGAATGTCGGACGTTCAACAGTCTTCAGGAAGTTACTTCCGCCGATCCGAACTACCGCACCGTCGATTGCCTCGCCTGCAAAGAGCGCATCCGCGTCCAGGCCAAGGACGGACATCTGACGGCGCAGCGCCTTGGCAAGATGGAGGACTGACATGGAACAGAACAACGTCCGAACCGTCACGTTCACCGTGACCAAGCAGCACTTCCCGTCGATCCTCTTTCCGCATTCGATGCCGAGCGGCGATCCGCGATATGCGATCCGGTGTCCAGCCGAAGCGTTCCCGGAAGTCGAAGCCCGTGATCGCGAGCAAGACGAACTCGGCCCGATGGTGAACTGTTCGAGCAAGAACCGACCGCTTCTCCTGCCGGGTGACGACACGAACTCCGACCGGCTGGAATGGCAAATGCTGCTCGAACAAGCCGAGCGGTGGAACTACCCGCCGAACTATCTCTTGCTCGACCGCGAGATCACGGTAGCCGGGACTGTCTGGACTTCCCACGATCACTACTTTCGCGGAAGGCCGTCAGGTGCTACACATCACGCATCGCTCCTGGCCGTCAAAGTGGTCGGGGATTTCACACGGGATGAGGGCCTTGCGCGCCACATTCTCGAAGTCAAAGGATGGTTCGATCATGACCAGCCCGCTTGAAGAGTTCCTGGAAGCCGCTTTCGGTCCCGGCGCACGGCTGCTTGCCGTCGAGATCACGCCGGAAGTCCTGACGGATCGCGCCGCCTTGGTGAAGGCGCTCTGGAACAAGGCCGTGCTCGATGCACCGCCTGGAGCACTCGACGGCGAGGACGGATTGATCCTGCAACTGGATGATCCGACTACCGCTGACGCGCACATCGTCTATGAAAAGATCACCTACGGCGACAAGCGGGTGATCGAAGCTGAAGGAATCGTGGTATGTCATCTGATCGGATGAAAATCGTCCCGCTGCCGATCTCGGACAATCCGCACGCCNGGGATTTCGCCAAGGCTATCCTGGAACAGATGGTGGCGCAGTTCGGGCTGACGTTCGAGCAATTGAACGGCCGAACGGTCGGGCGTGTAAATCGATTCCACACAGGCGGCCCGGTCAACTTCCGGCCGAATGTCGATGACTACGTTCATCCGGAGATCGTCGTTCTGCGCGAGCGCGGCGAGCGGCTGGCCCGTCGAGCGATGGATGTCTATCGCCGCGAATACGAAAGCATCTGCGCGATCTACCTTCTCGGCTATGATCCGCAACGTCTCCTGGAGGATCACCGTGGCCGTTAAACCGTCTTTCCAGCGCTACAAAAAGCTGGCTTCTGCGCCTTATCAGGGGTGGCATTTCTGGTGGGGGCCGCTGCATCTGTTCTGGACTCTCGGACACGACCGTATGCGTAGATTCGGGATATATTGGCGGATGCACAGGATCGCGCGGGCGGACTGGCGGGTCTAGTGGCCTATTTTCCCTGCCCTGCTTGCGGCCACGGTGAGACCCGCGTAAAGGACGTGCGTATCGTCCGCGAACCGATCATGGCGCTGCGCCGCCGTCGACTCTGCCCGCAATGCGGAGATCGGCGGACCACATTCGAGATCGACCAGGAAGCCGATGGAGATCGCCAAGCTCGCGGTCAAAATAGTGGCTACGGCCGAGAAAAGGAGGACCAAGACGTGAAGCTGAAGAAGCGAAAAAAGACATGGGCCGAGCGTCGTTTCGACCAAGGCAAAGTCGGTCTCATCACGAAGGCGCAGGAGCACCTGGTCGGGTGTGCGATCCGCCGCGAGGGCGTCGAGCACGGCCGGGAAGCCCAATTTCGATCTCATTCCGAGCTTCGGCGGTCTCTCGGTGACGTGGCGTGCTACGATGAGCGCCCCGGCGATGAGCATGGTTTCTGGACCAGCAAGGGGCGCTTTGTCGGCCGTATCGAAGCCGGGACGATGGCGGCGCTCGCCGGTCAGGCCCCACACAGCTATCAGGGCCGTCCGATCCTAAGCAGCGACATCAATTGGAGGACCAAATGACCGAAACACCGAAGCACACGATAGTTGACGGCCGCGTCTTCAATCGGGTGGACATCCCGGCGACCGGCGATTGGCAACTCCTGGAGATGAAGCGCTTCAAGGTCTTCATCCTGGTCCACCCGAACGGCCGCCAAGCGTGGTTCCACGAACGCGATCTCGCGGAGGCGAGCAAGCGCATTCCGAACTTCCGCTACACGGACCAGCCGCTCCGCGATCTCCAGAAGCTCGCCAAGCGCGGCAACCTTCGGCCGTTCCACGTCGATGCCGACTTCGATCCTGGTCCCCTCTTGATCCAGTAACGCGAATCGGTTATACGAGTCGGACGCGGCCTCCTGGCGGCAGGTTTGCGTCGTAACCCGGATTGGACTGCAAAGCCTTGATGGGGACATGGAAAAACATACAGCCAGGTGAGATACCCCACGGAGGGCGAGCCTCCGGGTCGCAACGGCCGCAAGTCTTCCTCATGGGCTTGCGGCCGTTTTCGTTAGATCGGCTCAATCCAATCCCGGATTGCCTGTGTGTCGGTCTTCCCGTCCGTCAGGAAGCGGGACGGCTCCTGGCTCCAGTAGGTGTAGCTCTTTCCGTCCACCTTCACCTTGCCGAGCGGCGTGAAGCCGCGCTCGGACATGAGCCGTTTCCACGCCATGCCATAGGGCACCGCGATCCCGGCGTCCTGCATCGCCTCCTGGAGCTTGGCCGAATTGCATAGCTCGCGGCTGATCTCCGGATCGTCGCTCTCATCCAGGATTTCGTTGAGACCTTCTTCTTCCTCTGTCTGATTGAGATACCGCATCTCCTTCAGGCTTGCGCTCTCCTTGGCGCGCTCGACCGGGTTGAACTCTTCGTGAAGCTCATAGTCGAGAAGGAAGCGGCGCAGCACTCCCGGATGTTCCAGGATCGCGTGCAGCCGAACGTAGTAGTCAGGATTGTCCTTGTTGAACCGATCCAGCGCCCGCTTTGTCTGCCAGCGCGAGAACATCGGGAAGTAGCGTGTCGAGTTCTCATTGACCGGCACGCCGTCCTTGTGGTTCGTCGTCAGGAAGTAGTTGACGGTGTTGATGACCTTGTAGGTGTCGGTCCTCATGCGACGGATCGAAACCATGTCGTTCGAGATGTAAGGCTTGACCTTGTTGATGACCGCGTAGCGATCCTGCCCGTGCAGCCGCACTTCCTCCACCATGAGGAACTGGCAACCTTCAGCCCATGACGTGTATCGCTCGGCGAGGGCGTCACCGTTGATGACGTTCACGTTCTCACCGCCTAGCACGGCCGACATGAGCCGCCCGAAGAAGCTCTTGCCATCGTTCTCGACACCCCTGGGACGACCGGCGACCTAGTTTACCCTTGCCNNCTGTCTGCACAATGTAGGCCAGCCAGGACAGAAAGTAACTTCCGATCCCGTTCACTGGTGAAAAGGTGCTCCAGATGGCGTTCGATCCGCTCGCACATCTTGCGTTGTTTCTTCGTCAGGGTCTCCGGCACATCGTCGGGAACCGTGGCGTCGGAATAGCTATTCACATAGCTTAGCTTGTTGGCGTCGAAGAACTGTTCCTCCCACGGCACATACATCTTGTTCGCGACGGCTGGTATCTGGTAGCGGTGAACCGCGACGTGCGAGGCAGAGTGCTCCGGCGTGGACAGCCCTTCGAGGATATCTTTCTTGGTCAGGAGGAAACGACCGTAGGAGAGATCGAACGCCTTGGTAGTAAGAACCTGTCGCGTCTTCTGGTGATAGAACGATTCGTCTTGCTGAATGAACACCCAATCGCGCAGCCATGCCGGTGTCGCGCGGTGCTCTGGATTCTCGAAGGCGATTGCGCGGCGGATCGTCGTCACTGGCATCGGAACGTCCGTCGCCTTCTTGATCCGCTCCTTCAGGAGGACCACCAGCGACTCGCGGATCATCGGCGAGAACGCCAGGTGCTTGATCCGATCCATGACTTGCTGGAACTCGCGGTGATCGCCTGCATTCCGGATGTCGTCCTTGATCTCATCCAGTTCCTCGCCCGCCAGCCGCTCTTCTTCGGCGGTGGCTTGCTTCAGGATGAATCGAGCGGTGATCGGCTCGCGCTTTTTGCCCTCTACGTCGAAGGTCGGCCACTTCTCATCCAGCGCGTCCATGTCGTAGTTCGGCGCGGTGGCCGACCACTCATGCCACATCATCAAGCCCTCATCGGACCCGTCGAATTGGTGGTAGAGCGCCATGCCGACATGGAACCAGGTGTCATAGTCGTCGGCGTTGGGGACAGAGTGGAGCTTCTTCAGCAATTGCTCTGGTGATAGATCGACCTTCGCCTTATCCGAGATGAAGGGATCGTCGTAGTTGTATTCCTTGCCACGGCTACGCTGATCGGTTAGCCGCTTTACCGTGCTTTTCTCCTGCCATCCGCGCTTGCGGGCTTGGCGCTCGAACTCGGCGACGATCTCCAGCGCGTCGTCACGGTCGATCACCGGCAAGTCGTCATGGTCCACATCCAGGACCGATTCCCCGCCGAGCCACTGATAGGGCTTCTCCGTGTCAGGGTGGATGTGGAAAGCCACGAATTGCTGACCGTCGCCGAGCACTTCCAGCTTTACCTGGCGGCCCTCATCGTCAATGAAGACCTTCGATTGTGTCTTGGGGAACGGTTCTTCAGCGCGATAGACCAGGAGCGTCTTCGGTGCGAGGCCGACGCGCTGGAGCGTTTCACCACAAAGGTCTTGCGTCACGTCGATCATGTGATCCACAAGCTCTTCGTCGTAGCAGTCGATATCGACACCCGGCGTCATGCGGGTCTTGATCCCGACGCCGAAAGCGCCCCGTCCAGCCTCTATAGCGGACGCGATCCGCTTGGGGCCGTGCCGTTTGGCCTCCCAATCCTTCCCGAACGGCCGCTTCTCGCCAGGGCGGATAAAACAGATGTCGTATCCAGCCTCGACTACGCGCAGCGCATATTTTTGTAGATACTTGATCGCCACCTAATTCACTCCACCGGAAGGTCAGGCTCCGAGACGAAAAGCTCGCGCGGGAAATACTCCCGGCCGAACAGCTTCTCGATTCGCTTGGCGAGATCGTCGGTGCAACTCCCCCGGTGGACGGCGAGATGGATGGTGTTGGGCGTGACGCCGAGCTTGTTGGCCAAGCTGGTGGCCGAACCGTCTTCCATGCAGATAATCGCAAGGCGCAGATGCCAACGGACAAGCTCTCTCGAATCGGTGTTGCCAACAAGCCGTGGTGGCTTGGGCCAGTATGAACTACTAGACATGGTGCCTCGCGTGATAGGGTCCGCCATATCCATGCCCCAACCTGTGTGGTTAACGCAAGATATTTTTCCCGTTGACAGAGCTTTATCCACCCCTTAGAACCGCCGTTGTCTCCGGATCGAACCGGGGCAACCTACCAATTGGAGGCAATTCACATGCTTGAAGAGAAAATCGAGGCGCTGACGAAGGAAGTTGTCGCCCTTCGCCAGGCCATCGAAAAGACCGGCACGGCGGCCGGGACCAAGGCGGCCGAAAAGGCGGCCCCCGCCAAGAAGGCATCGACCAAGAAGGCCGCTGCCGACGAAGACGACGACGATGACGACGCCGAGGAAGAAGCGGCTCCGAAGAAGCGCACCCGCGCCAAGGCGAAGCCCAAGGCGGTCGAGCCGGAGCACGACGAAGATGAAGTCGGCTCCATCTTCCGCAAGGCGGCGAAGATCGACAAGCCGAAGTGCAAGAAGTATCTCGCCAAGGTCGAATGCGAAGACCTGGCGGAACTTCTCACCAAGCCCGAACTTTACGACGCCGCCTATGACTTCGCGGAAGCGATCCTCGAAGCGGACGACGATGACGACGACGATGACGATGACGTTTGATCGTCGTTGACCACAGGGCCGCCCTCGCCAGTCGGGGGCGGCCTTGTCTCCCCGGTCGGCGGGGCCTTATCGAAACTCGCGAATGGAAGTAACTTCGTGGAACGGGAAAGCCGCATGTCGCTCGGATACATCAAGGGCAAGTTCTGGCATCCAGACGAGCGCTATGCGCGCTATGCCAACTCGGACAGCTATAAGGAATTGCTGCGAGCCATGCGACCGGCTGGCTTCACGTTCGATTGCCAATACAGCTACACCGCTCGACGCTATACGGCCGAGATCGTCACCGTCGAGAAGATCAAAGAACAATACTACATCTTCAAGCACAACAACGCCTATCATGAAAATCCGATGGCGGCTGTGTGCATGGCGATCCGCGCGAATGACCGCTGCACGCCATGGGTGCAAGCCGCCTGCTTGGTGATCGAATGCGAACTGCTCGCCGAGACCGTCGCCGCCGTCAGAGGCCGCGAAGCTCGGCTCGAACAAACGCTCGACGCCCTGGCCGATCTACTGCGCCGCCTTACCATCGTTGAGCCGCTGTCGGCCGAGCCTTCCGATGTCGCCGCCGCCGATTGGGAGAACATCCAGAGCGGCGCTATTCAACCAGTCCCGGCAGCGCCGGATGAGGATGATGACCTGTGAGCGAACACAAGCTGCCAGCCGTCAAGGCACCCCTGACGGACGCGCAGATTGCCCGCAAGATGGCAGGGGGCCACAGCGTCTTCTCTCCATCCGGGGCAGAGATGACAACGACCTGTCCGGAGAGCCTGGTCATCAACGCGCTCGCCGAAGACGACACCAACATTGATTCCGCCACAGGCACCGTCGCGCACTGGCTCGCGGAGAAGTGGCTGAAGACCGGCCGCCGACCGGATAGGTGGATCGGCCGCACGCGAACGGTCAAAGACTTCACTATCGAGATTGACGAAGAGATGATGGAGTTCGTCCATGACTTCGTGCAGCGCTGCCAAGCGCTCGCGAAGATCAGCGATGAGAGCTTCACCGAACGTCATGTCGATATCTCCGATCTCACGCCGATTCCCGATCAGGGTGGCACCATGGATTTCGGGGGCATGGGGCCTGGCTGGCTGAAGGTCATCGACCTGAAGTATGGCAAGGAACCTGTGCTCGCCTACTATCCGGAAGACGACAAGATCAACAAGCAGCTAGGCATCTACGCTTGGGGCGTCTTTTTGGAGTTCGACTGGCTCTATCACTTCGAGGAAATCACGCTCTGCATCTCGCAGCCGCGCCTGCCTCATGGCTACAGTGAAGTGACGATCAGCCGCGCCGAGCTTATCGAGTTCGCCGACATGATCCGCGAGAAGTGGGCTTTCACATGGGCCAACCCGAAGGGCCGCGTTCCTTCCGTCAAGGGTTGCCGGTGGTGCGCGATCCGCGCCAAATGCCCCGCGCTCTACATCTTCATGGCGGAACAGACTGCTGACGCTGGCTTCCGTAACCACGATGACGATGAAGACGTGATCGAAGCCGAGTGGGAAGAAGTCATCTCCGAAGAGCGAATGGAGGAAGCGAACGCGGTCATCCTGGACGAGTTCGAGCCGACACCATTTCCCAACTTGCCGAAGCCGGTGGAGTTGAACACCAAGGCGATGGAGAAGTTACTTCGCTATCGCAAGCTCATGGACAACTTCTTCAAGGCAATCCAAGAAGAACTTCTCGACCGATCAATCTCCGACGAAGAAGAGTTGACCTGGTGGAAGCTGGTGATGGGCCGCACGATCCGCAAATGGGTTGACGACGAAGAGTTCATCATTAAGGAATTGTCGAGATACGGTTTGAACCGGAAGTATATGTTCAAGACCGTCATGCTCTCCCCGGCCGAGATGGAACGAATGCTCCATACGAAGGTCGGAATGAAGCTCACTGAAGCCAAGAAGCTCTTGGCCGATTTGGGACTGGCCGTGCAACCGCCCGGTCAGAAGACCTTGGCACCGAAGTCCGACCGTAGGAAGGCTTTGCCCAAGGATACCGATGTGTTCCGGAATCATGATGATCCGGACACCGAATAGCGAGAAAGGTAAAGACGATGGCGCGTGAAAATCGCGAAAAAGGTGACGGTGAAGGGTCCGAAGGGGCAGAAGGGTTTTTGCGATCCTCTACGCCGATGGCACCATCTTCATCGAATGGGTGCGGTTCTCCTATCCGCATCTCGACAAGCCCTGGAAGAAGAAGGGCGACGAAGGCAAAAGCCAAGTTCTCCGTTGTGTCGCTGCTCGGCAAGAAGACGCACGCAGCGGCAATCGAACTGGTCCAAGAGCGGATTGATGAACTCCTGAAGGAGAACAAGATCAAGAAGCTGAAGTCGGATCGCATCTTCATGCGGGACGGCAACGACTCGGACCAGGAAGAATACGAAGGTTTCATGACCGTCAATGCGCGGGAAGAGCGGCGGCCTCCGCTGCGCGACCGGCGCAACGAAGTCGTGGACCCGGAGGACGCAGGCGACATCTTCCGTCCTGGCTATTGGGGTGCCGTGCTCATCCGGCCGTGGTTCATGAACAACGATTGGGGCAAGCGTGTCAACGCGGGCCTGTCGTCCGTCCAGTTCCTCATGAAGGATGAAGAGTTCGGCGAAGGCCGCCTGTCCGATGAAGACCTGGACGACACCTTCCGGTCCTACGACGACGACGATGACGATGATGGCAGCTACGACGATGACGACGATGACGACGATGATGAAGATGATCGTCGTTCGCGCCGCAAGTCGCGCAGCAAGAAGTCGTCCTCGAAGAAGCGCAGCCGCGACTACGACGACGATGACGATGATGACGACGATGACGTTGACATCTAATCGTTGATCGGTGGGAGCGTCGTCAATCCGCGACGTGAGTGCAGGCAGCAATTTAGGCCGTAAGTCTCCGGCCGGATGCGGCGCTCCCACATTTTTCGGAAGTAACTTCCAGTGGCACTACGGCGCGGACAATTAGAAGAGCGGTTCGGGATTTGGGACATCCCGGAGACACCGACGCGCACCCTGTCTCTGGACTTCGAGACCTATTGCGACATCGACCTTCGCAAGTTCGGTCTCGACCTGTATTCGATCCACCCGTCATGCGAAGTCTTGATGTGCGCCTACCGCCTGGACGATGGGCCGGTGCATCATTGGGACGCCACCCGCGATCCCATGCCGAAGCGTCTTCGCCGCGCGCTGGAAGACGAAGACGTGCAGATTTGGGCGTTCAACGCGCAGTTCGAGCGCGTCATCATGAACCGGGTGCTCAACATTTGGCCGGAGTTGCATCGTTGGCGCTGCACCATGGCGCTCGCCTACATGCACAGCTTTACCGGCGATCTCGCGATGATCGCCCGTCAGATGGGCATCGCGCAAGACAAGACCAAGCTCGACACCGGCAAGCGGCTCATGAAGCTGTTCTCCATGCCGCAACGGGTGACGAAGAACCAGCCGCTCAAACGCTTCACTTCCGAGACGCATCCCGTCGAGTGGAAGATGTATGTCGAGTATAACATTCGAGACGTTGAGGCGGAGTGCGAGATCAAGCGGCTTCTCGACAAGCCGAAGTATCCGATCCCGGAGCGCGAGTGGGAGTTCTACGCGCTCGACCAGATAATCAACGACCGGGGCCTTCCCATCGACCGGGTTTTCGTCGAGAACGCCTTGCAGATGGCCAACCGCCGCAAGGACCAGCTTCTCCGCAAGATGCGGATCAAGACCGGCTTGGCCAACCCCGGATCGCCAGCACAACTTCTCCCTTGGCTCCAGGATCGCGGCTATCCCTTCAACGATCTCCAGAAGGATTCGGTCAAGAAGGTGCTCACCGCCTGGAAGGGCATTCAAACCGGCGAACTGAAGAAGGAGAAGGACGCCCTCTATCCGGACAAGCTCACCAAGACGGCCGTGGCCGTCCTGAAGCTCCGGCAACAGCAAGCGCGCACAAGCACCAGCAAATACCAAGCCCTCCTGACCGCCATGGGCGAGGACGGCCGGATGCGTTACGTCTTCCAGTTCTGTGGTGCCAGCCGCACCGGCCGTTTCGCCGGTCGCCGGTTCCAGCCGCAAAACCTGACGATGATGCGGGACATCGAATCGGAGAAAATCCTTGAACAGATGACCGACATCATCCGCGAGGGGGACTATGACGCTCTGACGCTTTACCGCAAGGAACCGCTCGACGCCTTGGCCGGATTGGTGCGATCCTCTGTGCGCGCTCCGCGAGGCAAGGAGCTTGTGGTGTGCGACCTGTCCTCCATCGAGTCGGTGGTGATTGGATGGGTGGCGCGGTGCGAACGCTTGCTCAACGTCTTCCGTGACGGCAAAGACGCCTACAAGGACTTCGCGACCGAACTCTACAAGGTGGCCTACGAAGAAGTCACCAAGCAGATGCGTAAGATGGCGAAGCCTGCCACACTCGGCGCGGGATACCGCTTGGGTGGTGGCGACATCAAGGACGGCAAGAAGACCGGCCTGTGGGGCTATGCCGAGAACATGGGCGTCGAGATGACGCGGAAGGAATCGCACAAGAACGTGGCGACCTTCAGGCGGGTCTATAAGGAAATCCCGCAATGCTGGTATGACCTGGAAGACGCGATCAAGAGCGTCATCAAGCGCGGCGGGACGCGCCGGGTCGGCCCGGTGAAGTTCTACATGGCGAAGCCGTATCTGGTATGCGAGCTTCCGTCGAAGCGCTGCATCTTCTACAAGAATCCGCGCATCCGTCGCGAGAAGATGGAAGGCATCGACAAGGATACCGGCGAGCGCTACGTCTATTGGAAAGACAGCATCTCCTACATGGGGAAGCAACAGAACGGATCGAAGTGGCTTCGCATCAACAGCCACGGCGGCAAGTTCATCGAGAACATCGTCCAGGCCATTGCGCGCGATATCCTGCGCGAAGGTCTCCTGGCGCTCCACAAGGCCGGTTTCTGGCTGATCGGACACGTCCACGACGAAGCGATCTCGGAAGAGAAGAAGGGCGATGAGAGCCACAATCACCACGTCATGCGGGAGTGCATGATCCGGAAGAAAAAGTGGATGCGGTTCTACTCGAACGATAACGAATATGACATGCCGCTCAACGCGGCGGGCATGACGACGAAGATATACCGGAAGGACTGACGATGCGGCTATACTACCACCCTGAATCCGATTCCCTCTTTTGGGATGAGTTCCACAGCGATCCGTTCGTTGACGATGTGACGGATGAGCCGCGCTTCCGTAAAGCGGCCAAGGAGCGCGGCCTGAAGGAACCGGAAGTTATTTCCGAAGTGATCGACGCGAAGGTCAACTCGCCTACAGGACAGAGCATCGCCAACGCCATCATCACGTCCTACAAGAAGTGGGAGCGCAAACCGGCCGATCTCTACCCCACGCCGGTCGATGGCACGGAAAGCCTCATCCCGGCGCTGAAGGCGATGAAGCGGCCTGACGGCCAGCCGATCAAGCGGATATGGGAACCGGCGTGCGGAGACGGCCGCCTCGCCCGCGTGCTGGAGTGGCATGGCTTTGAAGTGATCGCGACCGATCTCCGGGAGTATCCGGGTTACGGCTACGGCGGCCTTGACTTCCTGTGCGAGCACCCGGTCACGAAATGGGGGTGGGACATCCAAGAGATCGACGCCATCGTCACCAACCCGCCCTTCAGCCTGGCCGAAGAGTTCATCCGCCGCGCACTGACGTTCACCCCGAATGTCGCCATGCTTCTGAAGCAAACCTACTGGAACGTGGGCGGCCGGAGCGCAGGGCTGTGGCTGGATCACATGCCCGATCTCGAATTGAAGCTGACATGGCGGCTCGCCTTCCTTGCGAAGGAGCGCGGCAACAGCCCGCTCATGGATTGCATGTGGAACATCTGGAGCGGCGAGAACGCTAAGCTGCCTCTCGACAAGCGGTTCTGCGCGGCCGAGCCGTTGAAGCGGCTGAAGTATCCCGGCTACGCGGGGACGGGCCTGAAGCCCGCCCTGCAAGTGCTCGAAGGTGAACTGGACGAACTGGCCAAAGCTCTCGCCGATGTCACAAATCATGGGTCTCATTTGATTCAGACACAGGATTTGTAACATATCATGGGGGGTAAAATGGATTTACACCAAGGATTAGTAACATGAGAGTGGCGGTGCTTTACGAGTGCAGCGGGTCGGTTCGCAACGCCTTTGCGCTTGCCGGTCATGATGCTGTGTCGGTCGATCTTTTGCCTAGCATGACGCCAGGGCAGCATTGGCAAGGAGATGTGTGGGAGTTCCTGAAGCGGTTCCCGGCAGAGCTTTTCGATCTTATCATCGCGCACCCGGAATGCACCTATGTCACGGTGTCCGGACTACACCGCAATAAGAACAACCCGGAGCGACAAGAGAAGACCGAACTGGCGATCAAGAACTTTCGGAAGTTGCTTCGCCTCAACACCAAGATCATCGCCGAGAATCCGGTATCGTGCTTGTCCACGGCGATCCGCAAGCCCGCGCAGACCGTGCAGCCGTATGAATACGGACACGACGCATCGAAGCGGACGTGCTTCTGGCCGGGGGACGACACAGAGTATGTTCGGTTGGTTCCTACGATGCGGAAGAGCGGGCGCATGGTATGGGACAGCAAGCTAGGCAAGGTCATGGAGCGGTGGGCGAACCAGACCGACACCGGGCAGAACCGATTGCCACCTAGCGAGGATCGCTGGTTAGAGCGCAGCATCACCTATCCGGGGATCGCAGCGGCTATGGCGTTTCATTGGGGGGGCCGGTCATTGCGGTCCTCTATGCGCTATCTGGAGTTCCAGATGGAAGCGTTGGCGGCGGAGATGGCTAATGTCTCGGCGGCAACCTGAAGGCGCGCTGAAGGATGAGTGCCGTGACGATCACGCGCGGCCGAACGATCTCATCTTCTGGCAGGTAGAGGGCAAAGGGTGCAATGGTCTCCCGGACACTCTGGCGGGCAAGATGTCAGGCGGCACCATGCTCATAGAGTTCAAGAAGCCGGGGGAGAAGCCGAAGGCGCAGCAATATCTTAGGATGTGGGAGTTGCGGAATGCCGGGAGTGAGGCTTGGTGGTGCGACTCGGTTGCCGGATATCGGAAGTTAGTTCGACTCGATCCTGGGGGCTACAAGGTCAGCTATCCGGAGTTCGCCGCCAGGTTGATCCGCAAGAAGTATGGGGCCGATGCTTGCTGAAGGTATCATAGAACAGCGGTTCGATCTCGCTGCCTGGTATCAGGAGACCTACGGAAAGGTGATCCGTGGGCGCAAGGAGTTGCACCCCTATCAGGTGGATTGCGTCAAGCACCTGAAGAAGAATCCCTACTCCGCGCTCTTCATCGACGTGGGACTCGGCAAGTCCGTCATCTCGCTCACCCTGCTTGCCGATCTCCTGAAGGAAGGGTGGCGCGGGAAGGCTCTGGTGGTCGCTCCGCTCCGGGTGGCGCGCTCGACGTGGCCGGAAGAGATCAAGGAATGGAAGCAAGCGGCCGGTATCGAGCACACCTTGATTCGTGCCGAGGATTCTGACGATGACATCCGTGCGATCTACAAGGAGCACTATGATCGGTTCTATGCGGCCGAGCGTCGGGTAGGCGAGACGCCCCGCGTGGCGGCTAGGAACGCCGCGAGGAAGGCAGGGCCATACCGCCAGGCCGCCAACGGAGGCGAAGCGCCGTCGCCTGGTCCTCGGAGGACGACCGAGCTTCACATCATCAACGCCGAGCAACTGGTGTGGCTAGTCGAGTTTTGGGTAAGAGAGGGGACGCACGACCGGCGAGACCTGGCCGTATGACGTTTGCTTCCTGGATGAAAGCTCGAAGTTCAAAGACCCGTCCACGAAGCGGTGGAAGGCGCTCAACAAAGCGCGCTCTCGGATCAAGCGACTTCACCAGTTGACGGCCTCTCCGGCGAGTGAGCACTACGAGGGTTTGTTCGCTCAACTCTTCCTCATGGATCGCGGCAAGCGTCTCGGCCGCTCCATGCACAGCTATCACAAGAAGTATTTCCACGAAATCCGCAAGGCGCATAAGTGGAAGCTCCGGCCGGGATCGGACAAGCGGATAAGCGAGAAGATCGCCGACATCTGCAAAGTCGTCAAGCTGGCGGACGTGCGAGAATGGGTGAAGGTCGAAGATTGGGTGCCGATCAAGCGCCGCATCGTCTTGCCGACTGATATCCAGGAGCGCTATCGTCGGTTCGAGCGCGACTTCATCTTGGAGTTGGATGATGATATCATCGAAGCGATGAACGCGGGCGCGCTGTTCAACAAATTGCTCCAGCTATCGGCGGGTGCGGTCTATGACGCGGAGAAGAATGTCCGCGCCGTGCATGACGAAAAGATCGAAGACCTGAAGGAGCTAGTCGAAGAACTCGGCGACACGCCGATCATGGTGACATACTGGTTCCAGTCCACGCTCCAGCGATTGAAGAAGGCGTTCCCCGATGCGGTGGTCATGGATCGCGAGGCGAAGTGCAAGGACGCCTGGAACGCCGGGAAGATCAAGATGCTCCTGGTTCACCCGGCGAGCGCTGGTCACGGTCTCAACCTTCAGAAGGGTCCAGGGCATGATATCGCGATCTTCGATCCGTTCTACAGCCGAGAGCTTTATGAGCAAGTGATCGGCCGTCTCGCTCGCCAGGGTCAACGGAAGTTAGTTCGCGTTTGGCAACTGACGTGCGTGGACACCTATGACGAACTGGTCTATGAGTGCCTGGAAGACAAGCACCAAGGCCAGGAGCGACTCTTCAAGTTCATCCGCGCAGCGAGGGCGCGGTTCGCAAACGACAACGAACGGAGGACCAACCGTGTCGCGGCCTAAACTGAATCCTGTGCTGGCGGCCCGCCTGAATGAACTCGGCCTTCAGCCGTGGTGCGTCCACCAGCCGCCATACCTTTTCCCCGACGATGGGCGAAAGCTGAAGCGTTGCGCGATCCCGACCGATCCGTGGTCGGTGATGCTGGTTCGGCGCGACCGCGTGGTGTGGGCGGACGGCGGACAGGTTAGCCACGCGATAGGCCCGACTTTCGACGCGGCCGTTGAGGCGGCGATCCCGACCGGACTGACGGCCAGCCTTATGCGGCTCTCCACGGCCCTGGACAAACTCACGGAGGCTATGCGTGCCAGTTAAGCTCGATCCTTTGATCCAGGAGGAACTGGAGGCGATGGACCTGACCATCTGGACGGCCATCCACCCGAAGCAACCCTTCTGGAATGAGAAGACCGGCAAGCACTCGCAGCGCGAGGACAAGAGCCGCGTCATCGTCACGCTGGCGGGGCCTGGGATCACTGAAGGAGGCCACGGCTACGGCGGGAGCCTCCGGGAGGCCGTGGATGATGCTCTGGCCTCTCCGGTGCTTCGTGACCGCCCGAAGGGCCTGAAGGGTGCTATGACCCGCCTGGAGGCCGCTATGGGCGATCTACGGCGCACCGTGCTCTACGACCGCCTGTATATTGAGCAACCCGGCTATGATCGGAGTGTCGCGTTTGGAGACCTGGACGATGACATTCCCTTTTGAGCGCAAGCGCAATCTCCTGGTGCCCTGGTATCTCATGGCGAGCTACGCCTACTATATCCGGGACACTTCGATCATGTCGGACGGCGAGTATGATTCGCTGTGCGCCCGCCTGGATCGCCAGTGGGATCGCGTCGAGCACCGGCACAAGCATCTGATCGACCGCGACTGGCTTTCGGCCGGGACGTGCTTCCTCCGGCGCGAGCAATACCCGACGATCACCAAGAGCGCGGCTTGCGGCTTGGCGGACATCGCGTTCGAGGACGCCGATCTCCCGGCGCTCGGTGTGCTTGGAGCCTGCCGCCAGCTTGCCTTTGCCGTGGATGGCTTGACGGGGGTGCTTCATGCTCACCGAGTCGCTTAGCGCCCTGTCCGATGAGATCGGCGGCCTGATCGCCGACCTGGGAGGGCTTCAACCATCCCCGGCCGCCAAGCGGCTTGAAAGCGAGATCGCCTATCTGGTATGGGTGATGAAGCATCGCCGGATGACATCACGGGAAGCCGCGATCTACCACAATGGCCTGGCGCGGCGATACTGGATTAGCGGTGAGCGGCCGATTTACAGCCTGCACACCAGGATCGAAGACTTGATAGAGGAACTAAAGCTGTGGTGAAGCGGACATCGGATGTTACTTCCGAAATACTTGCGACGGGGGAGGCTACCATGTCGCAGATCGCACAGATGTTCGAGACGGACGCCAAGACGCTGCCGCAACGGATGAAGGGCATCATCCCATGCGGAAAACGGAACGGCTACAAGGTCTATAAAATCCGCGAGGCCGCGTCCCGCCTGGTCAAGCCTGGCTATGAGATCGAAGAGTTCATCCGGCAGATGTCGCCACAGGAGCTTCCGCCTCTCTTGAACAAGGAGTTCTGGAACGGCCAGCGTGCCCGCGCCGCCTTTGAGAAGGAGATGGGGAACCTGTGGCCGACCGAAGATGTTGTGGCGCTGTTCGCGGTGCTCGAAAACGGCGTCCGCCAGACCATGCTCCTGGTCACGGACGATATCGAGAGGGAGGAAGGATTAACGGATGGACAACGGAAGACCTTTCGGCGTATAACCGACGCCGCAATCACGTTGTTCAAAGAGAAACTGACCGAGGGCTTCCAGGAATACTATGCTAACCGAGAAGATCATAGAGGATCGGCTGTTGAACGCCTGGTCGATTCCGGTGGTGACGGTCGAGCAATTCCTGAAGCCGAGGAAGACGAAGAAGTCGATATCTAAATACGCGGACCTGTGCGAACTCGCTTGCGCGATCACAGAGAAGGTCTTCGTCCCGCCCCGCCGCATGACGGTGAGCGAGTGGGCTGAAGAGTTCCGCGAAGTCAACCAGCCTGGCGCGTATGTCGGTCCCTACCGGAACGCGACGACGCCCTACATGGAAGAGCCTGCCGACGAACTGACCAACCCCGATCTCCGGGGCGAAGTCTTCGTCGGCTCGGCACAGACCGGCAAGACTGACGGCCTCATCGTCAACTGGACCGGCTACGGCGCACACATCGACGGCCAAGACATGATGATCGTTTGCCAGTCCTTCACGGCGGCTCGCGACTTCTCCATGCGCCGCATCGACCGTCTCATCCGATATACGCCGGAAGTCAAGGACTCCCTGGCCAAGGGATCGCAGAACGATAACAAGTTCGACAAGACCTTCGACAACGGCATGTTGCTTACGATCTCGCACCCGTCGAAGAACGAACTCTCCGGTAAGCCTATCGGCCGCGTGGCGATCACCGACTACGACCGGATCGAAGACGATATCGACGGTGAGGGCAACGCCTTCGACTTGTCATCCAAGCGCACCACGACCTACGGCTCGAACGCCATGACCCTGGCCGAGAGTTCGCCGTCGCGCGAGATCACCGATTACAAGAAAGTCGTCACCGGCCACATGGCTCCGCCGACGACCGGCATCTTGGCGCTCTACAATCGTGGTGATCGCCGCCGCTGGCATTGGCCGTGCCCCGAATGTGGAAGTTACTTCGAGGGCCGGTGGGATCATATCAAGTGGGATAACGATCTCCCCTCGAATATGGCGAAGGCTGAATCCGCCTACATGGAATGTCCGCATTGCGAGTATCGGATCAAGCCGAAGCAACGTCGCAAGATGAACATTTGGGGCCAGTGGATTAAAGAAGGCCAGTGGATTGACGACGAAGGCTATATCCAAGGCGAAGGCAACGGCTCGAACATCGCGTCGTTCTGGCTCATGGGTGTCGCCGCGTCGTTCGTCACCTGGCCGCAACTGGTCAAGATATACCTGGACGCCGAAGACGACTATCTCGCGACCGGCGATGAGACGGCGCTGACGAAGTTCTTCAACACCGATCTCGGCCTCCCCTATGTGCCGAAGCACATTGTCGATTCAGATACCCGCACGCCGGAATCCATCCAGGCACGGTGCGAGTCCTGGACCTACAAGAAGGTGCCGCCGCGCGTCCGCTTCCTTCTCGGCCTGGTGGACGTGCAGAAGAACGCTTTCGTGGTGCAGATTATCGGCGTAGCTCCCGGCACGCCGTTCGACCTATACCTGGTGGACCGCTTCACCATCCAGTATTCCGACCGGGTGGACCCGAACGCGCCAGAGGGCAAGGAGAGCTACCTTTGGGTGAAGCCATCCGCCTACCTGGACGATTGGGACAAGATCAAGGAGCAAGTCATCGACGCGGCTTACGAGCTTGACGATGACAGCGGCCGGAAGATGACGGTCAAGCTGACGCTGTGCGACTCAGGCGGTGAGCACCGGAACAAGGATGCGAGTGGCGTCAGCAAGGGCGGCGTCACCACCATGGCCTATAACTTCTGGCGCAAGATGCGGGACGCGGGCCTGGCTTCTCGGTTCCACCTTCTGAAGGGTGACGCTACGCCGGGGGCACCGCGCGCCCGAATCACCTATCCGGATAGTGAGATCGCCAAGGACAAGTCGCGCCGCCGTGGTGAAATCCCGGTGCTCCAACTTAACCCGACGATGAACAAGGACAACCTGGACGCCAGGCTCGAAGTGATGGAGGAAGGGAAGGGCATGATCCACCTTCCCGACTGGCTCATCACACAGGGGATGCTGTGGTTTTTCGCGGAACTAACTTCCGAAATCCGCGAACCCGGCAAAGGCTGGAAGAAGATCGCCAAGCGCAACGAAGCCTGGGACTTGTTCTACTATGCCATCGGGGCTTGCGTTTCGTCCCTTATTGGGATAGAGCGGCTGAATTGGGACCGACCGCCCCCGTTTGCTGCTGATTGGGATGACAACCCCCTAGTCATAAGCGCGGAGGCCGAAGTCGCCTTTGAGCGCCGCGAAACAAAGCAGTTTAACTTCGCCGACTTCGGCCGCAAGATGGGGTAAAGGGATGTCGTGCCAACCGCTGACGCCAGCCGAGATAACAGCGATCAAGGCCAGGATCGTCAAGCTGGAAGCGGCCTACGACGACATCCTCTCCGGTAAGGCCGTCAAGCGCTTTGTCGATCAGAACGGCGAGCAAGTCGAATATACGACTGCCAACGCCGCGAAGCTCCTTGCCTTCATCAACGAACTGAAGGCGATGATCGACTGCCAGTTCGCGCGCCGCTACAAGCCCCGCCCTGTCGGCTTCCTGTTTCCGAGGCAGTAATGAAGAAAGCAATCGCGCGAGCACGATCCACCGATGTCACCCTAGTCCCGGCCGCGAGCCGGGAAATGTCGTTTGGGGGTGGCCTGGAAGGAGCAGAGCGGACCAAGCGTGAAACCGCGCTGTGGTCCCCACCAATGGTCAGCCCTGACCGAGCCATCAACCCCGGCAAAAAGCTGGCGGATGCCCGTGGCAAGGACATGGTGCTCAACGATGGCTATACGCAAGGTGCGGTTCGCATCCAGAAGGATAGCATCGTCGGCGCGAGCTACCGCCTCAACGCCAAGCCGGATCACCGGGTCATCCTGGGAAGCGATACCAAGTATGGCGCGGATTGGGCCGAAGAGTTCGCCAGCGTGGCCGAAGCCCGGTTCAACCTGGCGGCCGAGAGCGAAGACGGTTGGTTCGACGCCAGCGGCCAGTTGACCTTTACCGGGATGCTCCGACTTTGGGTGGGCGCGTTCTGCTATACAGGCGAGATCATCGGCACCGCCGAATGGGAAGACAGCGATCCGACGCGGCCGTTCAAGACCGCTATCCAGATGATCTCGCCGGATCGTCTCTGCAACCGCGACGGCCTGCCCGATGGCTATGATCCGCGCACCGGCGCGAAGCTGTCGCGCGGTGTCGAGATGGACCGCAAGAACCGGCCCATCCGCTTCCACATCCGTCGCGGCTATGAGACCGATTGGGACAACCGCGATCTCAACACCTGGGACATCATCGAAGCGCGCAAGCCGTGGGGCCGCCGCCAGGTGGTGTTCGTCCGCGATCCCAACTTGATCGACCAGACCCGTGGCATCTCCGAGATGGTCGCGGCGCTTGCCCACTCGAACATGACGAAGACCTACTCCGAACTGGTGCTCCAGAAGGCCGTGGTCGATGCCAGCTACGCGGCGGCCGTCGAGAGTGAGATGCCCAACGCGGATGTGATCGCGGCGCTCGGCGGCGGCGAGAGTGGTTTCGTCAACGCCGTTGGCCAGTATATGTCGATGCTCCAGGACTTCCTTGGAGCGAGCGAGAACATCGCTATCGACGGCGTGAAGATGCCGCATCTCTTCCCCGGCACCAAGCTCAACATCCTGCCGATGAGCACGCCTGGCGGAATCGGAAGTGACTTCGAGGACTCCTTGATCCGCAAGCTGGCGGCCACCTTCGGCGTCGGCTTCTCGGAGATGAGCCGGAACTTCGCCAAGTTCAACTATTCCGGTATCAAGGCCGAGATGGCGCTTATCGAGCGCACGATGAACGCCAAGAAGAAGTTCGGTGCTGACCGCGCCGCCACTCAAATCTATCAGCTTTGGGTGGAAGAAGAGATCGCGCAAGGCAATCTGCCGTTGCCCCGTGGCCGCAATCGCACCGACTTCTACAAGCCGCTTATGAAGGACGCCTATACCAAGTGCCATTGGATCGCATCCGGCCGTGGTCAGGTGGACGAACTGAAGGAGACGCAAGCGGCGATGCTCCGGATCAAGGCGGGCCTCTCCACCTACGAGAAGGAAGCATCGAAGCTCGGCGAAGACTGGCGCGAACTGGCCGCGCAGCGTGCGAAGGAAGAGAAGGTCTTCCGCGATCTCGATCTCCCCTTCTCGCTCGACGCACAGCGCGCCGGGAACAACGAAGCCCGCAACACCATGCAGGGCGGCCGTGCCGGAGCCGGATCGGCGCAAGATGCCGCTGACGATGAGGACGACACCGATGAGTAAGCGCAGCACGAACAATATCAGCATGGAGGCTTTGTCCCGCATCGACTCGCGCGACATGCTCATCCTCCAGGACACGTCCGCGAAGGTCATGGCGGACTTGACCCGTTTCTATGACACCGATGCGACGGCCGATGGAGCGGCCCTGGAAGTTGCTTCGCGGGAAAGCCTGGAATCGGCTTATGGCTTCGGCCCGTGCGACGACGAAGAGTGCAAGCCGTTCGTCTATCAGGACGGCGTGGCCGTGATCCCGATCCACGGGACACTTCTCAACCGCTTCAACGGATCGTGGGGTTTCGTCACCGGCTATCAGTATATCCGCCGTATGCTCAACGCAGCGCTGGATGACGATGATGTCGAGATGATCGTCTTCGACGTGGACAGCCCTGGCGGCGAGGCGGCCGGGTGTTTCGAGCTTGCCCGCGAGATCATGGCGAGCCGCCGCGTCAAGCCGAGCTTGGCCATGGTCGATGCCCTCGCCGCTTCCGGGGGTATCGCGCTCGGCGCGGCTCCCACCACCATCTACGCGATCCCGTCAGCCCGAATCGGGTCCATCGGCGTCTATCGGATGCACGTCAGCTACGAAGGCGCGCTGAAGGATGCGGGGATCAAGGTGACTTTCGCCACGGCCGGAGCACACAAGGTCGATGGCAATCCCTATCAGGACTTGCCCCAAGCGGTCCTGGACGAATGGCGCGAAAGCGCTGGAAAGACCTGGGACGATTTCATCTCCCTGGTAGCCGAAGCGCGCGATATGTCGGAAGACGAAGTGCGCGCCACGCAAGCCCGTGTTTATCGTGCGGATGAAGCTCTTGCCAAAGGGTTAATCAATGCGGTAAAGACGCCCACTGAAGCCGTCGCGGCGTTCCTTGCCGAGTTGGCCGAAGCAGACCCTCCAATTGACGACGAAGAGGAAACTACTATGGCAGACCAGAAGGGCAAGGAAGTTACTTCCGGCCTCACCGACGCCGATCTTCAGCGCATCGCCACGATTGCGGCTGAAGCCGGTGCCAAGGCGGCGGCTACCGTTGCCAGCAACATCGAACGCAAGCAGGCTATCCGCGATCACGCCACGGCCATCGGCCCGCAAGCCGCTGCGCTTGCCAAGACGCTCATCGACAACGAGAACCTGTCGGCCGAAGACGCCATCGGTATGCTCGACGCCGCTTTCGGCGACTCGAAGGGCAAGAAGACCAAGGCCGCTGCGCCGAAGGGCAAGCAGAAGGTCGCCGGTCCCGAAGACGACGATGACGATGACGACGACGACCTGGAGGACGCCGAGGACGACATCGACACCGACGACGAAGCGGACGAAGACGATGACGGCGAGGAAGCCGCCCGTTCGGCCCGCGAGCGCGGCGAGGATCGCGTCAACCATTTCGACCGCGCCATGGGCAAGTCGAAGCATCCGAACGCTGGCGGCGGCAAGGCCAAGGGCGGGAACGATGGCGGCGGCAAGGCCAAGGTCAATCCGCTTCTCGCGGACCACGCCAAGGTGACGGGGGCCTCCTGGTCCGGTGACGCCCTGAAGTCGAAGCACTGATCGGCGACGATCAGCGATAGCAACCCTTCAACGGGCAAGTGCCCACAAGGAGAAGTAAAATGGGTGATCGCATCCTCGCTCACGGCCTGACGGCGGAAGGCTCCTACGAGCCGATTCAGCTTTGGGCCGGTGAGCCGAACGGACAGACTACGCAGGGCACTTGCGCGGCTGGTCATGTCTTCGGCAAGCTCAACTCGCGCGGCGAGACCTACAAGTTCCCGGTTGTCGCCCTGGTCGGCGGCCTCCTGGTTCCCTGGAATCCCCTCGCCGACTCGAACGTCCCGAACGCCTATGCGTCGGGCACGATCACGTTCTCGACGGCCGTGCCGACCGCCGATGAAACGGTCACGATCAACGGCAAGGTCATTACCTTCAAGGTGGCGGCCGATCCGGACGAAGACGAAGTGACCATCGGCGCGACCTTGGCCGAGACGGCAGCGAACCTTGCGGCGTTCATCAACGCGCACCGCATGGACTTCGATGTCGAAGACGGCAACGGCGTGATCGCCACCAGCGCGGCCGGTGTCGTGACCGTCAAGTCGGCGGGCACGGCGGGCAATGCCGTCACCTTGGCCGAGGCCGGGACGAACATCGCGGTCAGCGGTGCGAACCTGACGGGCGGCACGGACAGCGATGCCGAAGCCGGGGGCGCTCGCGTTCCCTATGGCATCCTGCCTCACGCGCTCGACACCACGGGACGCGGAAGGAGCCTATGACGGCCCGGTGGACACGCCGGTCTTCATCTCCGGCCATCCGTCCTTCGATGCGCTCGATCTCCCGGAAGGCACGACCTACCAGGAAATCAAGGCCGCCTTCGCGGGCACCATGATTAACGTCCAGAAGCTCTACTAAGAGCGCCGCCTGGCCAAGAGAAGAAAGGAATAGTTCAATGGCATTCGACCTTTACGGCACGGCGGAGATGCTGGATGTCCTTCGGGTCACTCCGGTAGAATCCGCCTACTGGCTGGATGGCTGGTTCAACAGCGCCCGTCAGTTCGACACGGCGGAGATCATGTTCGACAAGCTGAAGACGACGCGCAAGCTCGCGCCGTTCGTCAGCCCTGTCGTGCAGGGTCGCGTCATGAAGTCGCGCGGCTTCGAGACCTTCAGCTTCGCTCCGGCGTATGTGAAGCCGAAGCACATTGTCGATCCGAATCGGCAGTTCAACCGTCGCCCCGGTGAGATTCCGGGTCTCGGCTCCAGCACTCCGGCCGCTCGCTGGAACGCTGCCATCGCCGAGAACCTGGCGGAAGAGCGCGAAAGCATCCTTCGCCGGGAAAACTGGATGGCCGCCATGGCGATCATCTACGGCAAGGTGACGATCACCGGCGAGGACTATCCGACGCAGGTGGTGGACTTCCGCCGCAATGCCGGTCTCACCCGCGTCCTTACGGGCGATGCGCGGTGGGGCAAGGTGAATGCCGATCCGCTCGGCGACGTGAACGAACTCCGCACCCTGTCGTTCCAGGAAAGCGGATCGCCGATCACCCGCCTGACGATGGGCCTGGGTGCCTTCGATCTCTTCTACGAAGACGAGAAGGTCCAGAAGCTCCTGAAGGGCCAGGAGATCGGCAACGTGGCGCGCACCAGCGACTCCACGCTGTCGGCTCTCGGCTCACCGGGACAGCCCTTCGAGTTCCGGGGCGTGCTCCAGGGTGCGAATGGCCAGGGGCGCCTGGAAGTTTACACCTACAACGAACAATACGAAGACGAGAACGATGTCACGCAGTCGATCATGAACACCTATTCGGTGGTCGGCACGGGCAACAATCTCCGGGGTGTTCGTTGCTACGGTGCGATTCGCGACAAGCGTGCCGGTCTCCAGGCCCTCCCGCTCTTCCCGAAGATGTGGGACCAGGAAGACCCGTCGCTCACCTACACCATGACGCAGAGCGCGCCGCTCATGGTCCCCACCAACATCGACAACAGCTTCCATATCGTCGCGCACGATGGCGAAGCCTGATCGGACGGGGCGGCCTTCGGGTCGCCCCTCCTTTCGGAAGTAACTTCCACCAGGAGATAAGAGATGGCAAAGTCCAAGACCACGTTCATGGTTGTGACCGGCGCGTCGGTTGGCGTCGTTCGCGACGGCAAGCGCAAGACGCTCCTTCCCGGCCAGGGCGAAGAGTTCACCGAAGAAGAGATCGCCACCATCAACAAGGCGGTCCCCGGTGCGCTCCGCAAGGCGATCAACGAAGGCGTCAAGACGACCGCGCAGGCCGTGGACGATTCCGACGACGATGACGCCGACGATTCGGACGAAACCGAAACCAAGGCCCCGGCGAAGAAGGCCGCCGCCAAGAAGTCGAGCGGCAAGAAGGCCCCGGCGAAGAAGGCCGAGAAGGCGGACGACGCCGACGACGCCGACGATGACGCCGACGAAGACGAGGACATCTAACCGATGGGCCTCTCGGCCGTCAAGCAGGAAGCGAGGCTCGCCATCCACGGACGGATGGGCGAGCCTTGCACCTATACAGATGAGAACGGTGTCGTTCCCACGGCCGAGCATGTTGCGGCCGGTCTCGAACTCACCGCTCGATTCCACACCAAGTCGAAGGTCAATCTCGGAGACAGTGACGGTCTTACCGTCATGGAGCCTATCGAGAAGCTGATCTTCAACCGTTCACAACTCGAAGCGCTCGGCCTCACTTTGGAGAATGGCGCAGAGATCAATTTTCCCGGTTACGACCTGTCGGTGATCCTCGACCAAGAGCTTGATCCCGATGGGCCGGAGAACCGCTATTGGACCGTCACCCGTGTTTGACATCAACATCGCACAAGTGCTGGAACTGGAGAAGTTCCTTGACGCCGTGCCGGATATCACCCGGCGCTCGGCGGCCTACGCGATGAACGATGTTCTCGGCGGACAGGCTCTCGCCCGCTTCCGAAAGGCAGTCGCGGCTGAAGTGCAGTTTCCGGCCGGATACGTTGACGACAAGATCAGCTTCGACAAGCGCGCAACCCCGACCGATCTAACCGCGTCGGTGGTCGGCCGTCAGCGCCCCACCAGTCTCGCACGCTTCGCTTCAGGCGGAACCGTAGGAGGCCGTGGCGGCGTCACCGTTCGCGTCAAGGGCGGATCGTCCTACATGAAGGATGCGTTCTTGGTGCGGCTGCGCCAGGGCAATTCGATCTCCGATGACGGCTTTAATGTCGGCTTGGCGATCCGCCTGAAAGAAGGCACGACGCTCAACAAGCGCGACACCAGCCGCATGGTGCATCTCGAATCCAACGTGGTCCTTCTATACGGTCCTAGCGTGGACCAGATTCTCCGGAATGAAGTCGCCGATGCCGAGACGCCGGAAGTCGTCGGAGCCATCGCGCAGGAGTTCTTCCGCCAGTTCGCGAGGCTCGCCTAATGCCCGACTCGAAGCAACTTCGCATCCTGAAAAAGCTCACCGCTCACTTGGAAGCAACTTCCGGTTATGAGGGGATCAAGTGCTACCGGGGCAAGCTGGTGGTGTCCGCCAAGGAAGTAGAGGATTGCATGTCGATCCTCGAAGCGCCCCGCCCCGTGGTCGGCCAGCCAGCCGGTCATCAAGGGCACAAGCGCCTGGAGACCTGGACGCTCTTGGTGCAGGGCTGGCCGAAGGATGACAAGGACAATCCGAGTGATCCGGCTTATGCGATGAAGGCCGCCGTGGAACAGTGGCTCTATCGAATCATCGCGGTCAAGGAAAGTGATGGCCTTCCGGTATATCCGGACCTGTATCTCCTGGCAGGGGACATCGCCTCTTTAACCATCGGTCAGGGTGTGGTAAGGCCCCCTTCGGAGGAAGCTGCGTCTCGCCTGGCCATGTTCTATCTCCCGTTGATACTGGAGATCACCACCGATGTCAGCAACCCCTACGGATGAAGGGAGATTACAAATGGACGAAATGAACTATGTCGTTGGCCGGGGCCGACTGTTCTTCGGGCAGTTCAAGACCGGCACGCGGGTCGCGCGCGGCCAGCTTTACTTCGGCAACACCCCCGCCCTTTCGCTCTCGCAGTCGGAAGACACCCTGGAACACTATTCGAGCGAAGGCGGCGTCCGCGTGAAGGACGCCAGTGTTTCGCTCCAGAACGATTCCAGCGGCTCCTTCCAGTGCGACAACATCTCCCTGCCGAACCTGGCTCTCTGGTTCCGTGGCTACCAGACCACGAATGTCGAGACCGGCAGCGGCTACGCCACGGGCACCGTGACCTTCTCCACGGCCGTTCCGACCGCTGGCGACACCGTGACGATCAACGGGCAGGAGATCACCTTCGTTGACGCCGATCCGAACGGCATGGAAATCGAGATCGCGGCCACCATCGGCGAGCAAGCCACGGCTCTCGCCAACTTCGTCAACGATATGTCGGCGGCGCTCGGCGTCACCGCTACCGTTGCTGCCGCCGTTGCCACCCTTACGGCCGTCGCGCCGGGTGCGGCGGGCAATGCGATCACCCTGGTCAAGGACGGCGACAACATCGCGGTCAGCGGCGCTACCCTGACGGGCGGCACCGACGCGACGGAAACGCTCACCGATGTCGAGCGTGGCCGCTGGTATCAGCTTGGCGTCGAAGACGCGCTGCCCCAAGGCGTTCGCCGGATCGGCAGCGTGACGATCACGGGTGTCTCGGCCGATAGCTTCACCATCGACGCCGACGCGGGCCGCATCTACATCAAGGAAGATGCCACCGATATCGTGGACGGCGACGATCTCGAAGTGAACTACGGGATCAAGGCCGGTGTCGATGACATCGTGATCGCGCGTTCGGACACCATCGAAGGCGAGATGACCTTCATCGCCAACAACGCGGCCGGTGCCAACGACGATTACTTCTGGCCCTACGTCAAGCTCACCCCCGATGGCGACTTCAGCCTGAAGGGCGACGAGTGGATGACCGTCACCTTCAACTTCGAGATTCTGAAGCGGGACTCGCTGGTGGAACGCCAGTATATCACCCGCCGTCGCGCTTCTTGATCTTCGACGGACTTTCGGGCATAAGCGAGGGCGGCGATCTACGGGTCGCCGCCCTTTTGCTATAGCGAGGATAGTATGACCTGGACCGACTACAAAGTTCCCACAGTGATGATCGACACAGGAGACGGCAAGGACCGGCCGGTGCGCGGCCTGTCGCTGGACGACATGAGCCTCCTGGTGGTCAACCATCTCGACTCGATGATGGAGATCACGACGCTCTACATCCAGTCACAGAAGGACGTGCTTGCCGCCACCAACATGACGGACCTGGTGATGGTCGCGGTGCGGACGTTCCCGGATTTCATTTCGGAAGTTATTTCCATCGTCACCGACACGCCGGAGCTTCGTAAGACCCGGCTTCCGGCTGGCCTTCAGATGAAGGTGCTGTCGGCCGCGTTGAAGCTGACCATCGAAGACGCGGGTGGCATGGGAAACCTTTCAGCGATGCTTCAAGACGCCGTAAAGGCGGCCGTGGCGGGACGGGGCGAAGTGTCGCAAAAATTGCAGGACATCCTCTCGCCGTCTTCTACTTCGGGTGCCGCGAAGACGCGAACTTCTTGATCGCGCAGGGGCACAGCCACGCGGGCCGGTATCCACTCGGCAAGCTGTGGTCGGAGAAGGAGATCACGAAGCGGAGAGTGGACAATGAAGTAGCGAACCAAGCGACCGTCGATAAAGCATCGCAGGCAGCGGTTCACGGAGGAAAGGAAGGTCATAGCCTATTCAAGTCCGTGATTAGGCGATTGACCGGAGAGCAGTAGGGAACAAGCGAATGGCGGCTCTGTCGAAGCGCGATATCGAGATGATCTTTCGGGCGGAGACGGATGCCGCCCAACGCCCGGTCAACGAACTAAGTTCCGATGTGAAGCGGCTCCGCCAGTCTCTCGAAGACCTGGTGAAGTCGAGCAACAAGACGGACAAGAGTCTCGACGCGCTCACCAGCACCACGCGCGAACTGGAGCAAGCCCAACAGGAGCTTGGCACAGCGCGCACCCTCCTGACGCAACTCAACGCGCAGGCGAACGCCCTGGACAAGGCCGAGACCAAGGCCGAAGCCGCCACCAAGAAGTATCAAGACCTGAAGACGCAGGTGGATGCGGCCGAAGCCCCCACCAAGCGCCTGACGAACTCCTTGGCGGCGGCCGAGCGCGGCATGAATGCCAACAACGCTCGCCTGGAAGAAGCGCGCAAGAACTACGCCGATGTGAAGACCAGCATCGAAGGGATCATCGGTCCCGTCGATAACATCCGCGATGCGTTCCGCACGGTTGCCGTGGCGCAGCGTGACATCACACAGGGCCTCGCCGCTGCGAAGGGATCGGTGGCCAGTTTCAAGCAGGAGATCGCCGAGACGAAAGTTGAAGCGGATCGCCTGGCGCAAGTCGATGCCTTCCGCAAGCTCGCCGCCGATTCCCTTGCCGCGAGCACAGCGGCCGAGCGGATCAAGACGGGCAATGAAGGCGCGGCTACGTCCGCACAGCGCCTCGCAGAAAGCATCCGTGGGATCGTCAACCCGGCAGCGGCAGCGGCCGAGACCTTGGACGGCATGGACGCACGGCTCGACGCCGTGGTCAAGAAGATGTCGGGCGGCAAGATCAGTGTCGCCGAGTGGGGCTATCTCAACAACGAACTCCAAGGCATCCAAGCGGGCCTTATCAGTGTCTCGGCCGAAGTCGATAAGTTCACCGCGCAGCAAGCGCGAGTGGATGACGCGGCCAGTGCCTACGACCGCCAAGCGCAGAAGGTCCGTGAACTCGCTGCCACGCAAATCAACGCAAGCACCAGCGTTGAAGAACTAACGGCCGACATCAAGCGCGAGGAAACTGCGCTGGAGCGATTGGGTGTCGCCCTGGATCGGGAGAGCGCCAAGCTCCGCGAAATGGGCGGAGCGCTCCAGAAGGTCGGAGTCGACGCGAACCAACTTCCGGCTGCTATCCAGCGGATCGAAGCGACGGCCACTCGCGCCGCTCCGGCTGTGCAGAAGGTCTCGAACGTCTTGCGGCCGGGAGGCAAAGGCGGCTTCCTTGGACTCGATCCCTTCCAGCTTCAGAATCTCTCCTACCAGGTGAACGACGTTTTCACCGGATTGGCGAGCGGCCAGCCGCCTTTCCAGGTGTTCGCGCAGCAAGCGGGCCAGATCGTTCAAATCTTCCCTGGTATCATCTCCGGCTTTGCCCGCTGGCTTCCGCTAATCGCGCCGGTAGCCGTCGCCATCGGCGTCTTGGCCGGTGCCGTGGGCGAGGCGAACAAGCAACTCGAAACGCTCCGAACCGCCAATACCGTCCTGGCTTCGCTCGGCGAGACCAATAACTACGACACCAAGAAGTTCCAGGAAGTCGTAGAGAGCTTCCGCGCTATCGGCGTGTCGGCCGAAGAAGCGCTGGAGTCGACCAAGATTTTCGTCACTGAAGGTCTCAACCCGGATGCGGTCGATGACTATGTGATCGCGGCGAAGAACTTGGCCGATGTCCAGGGGATCGACGTTAAGACCGCGACGGAGGAATTGACCAAGGCGTTCACGGCTGGCGCTGACGAAGTGCTCGCCCTGGACGACAAGTATCATTTCCTCACCGACACACAGCGCGAGAACTTGATCGCGTCGAAGGACACCAAGGACGAATACAACGAAGTCAACAAGGCGTTCACCGCCCTCTATACCAAGATGCAGGAGGGTGCGAACGCCGCCAAGGGTCCGATGACCGACGCGACGAATACGCTGCGATCCGCGTGGCGCACGTTGCTCAACACTTTCGCTGACACCGGCATCATCGAATCTGTAACGAAGTTCATCTCGAACGCGGTTCTCGGCTTCAGCTATCTTGTCAATGTCGCTCGCCGCTCGGTCGCGCTGTTCGAGGGTGCGGGCACGGCCTTCACTCGCGCTGGCGGGGGATTCACTGGAGCCATCGCGGCGGCCGGTCAAATCGGTATCAACATCGGATCGGGCAAGGGCAACGATATCCTGGCCGGGGCCGAGCAAGATACGCTCGCACAGATGGCACAGGCCCGCCGCGCCACTACACGGGTCCAGCAAGCCCCCGGAGCGGACGCAGGGGCCGGTTCCCGTGGTCGGCAGGGTGAGAGGGAGGACAAGGCCGAGAAGGACCGGAAACAGGCCGAGAAGGACGCCAAGAAGGCTGCGCGGGAGGCAGAGGCCGAGCGGAAGCGCCAAGAGCGCGAAGCCGCGCGACTCGCCCGCCAATACGAGAACGAACAAGACCAGCTTTCAGCGGCGCTATCTCGCTTCACGGCGCAGGCGATGCGCGGCGCGCAGGCTCCGCTGCAACAGCAACTCGACCTGGCCAAGAGCGCCGTCGAAGAGCAGTTCAAGGCACTCGAAGATCGCCTGGCCGAGTTCCGGGATAAGTTCGGCCCCGATGCGACGATCAACGGGATGTCGCAGGCGCAATACTCGGCCGCGCTGGAGGCGCAAAAGCAGCAACTCATCCAGACCAAGCAACTCGGCGTCTATGAGTCCAACGTCAACGATCTCCTGAAGTCGCGCGATGATCGACTGAAGGCGATCAAGGAAGCGCAAGACGCCGGATTGATCTCGGCGCAAGAAGCGCTCGACCGGACGCGCGAAGTTACTTCCGACATGGGGCCGCAAATCGACGCGGCGGTTGAAGCGGCTCGCCAGTTCATCGCTACACTGACGCCGAGCGCCGAGACGCAAGCACTCCTGGACAAGTTCGCCCGCATCCAATCTCAAAGCAGCGGGCCGCAAGCAGCACAGACCACCGTGCGGAACCAGGCGCAAGCGGGCCTGGCGCAAGAAGAGCAGAAGGTCAACGACATCTTCGAGCGCCGCGCCGCGCTGGTGGAAGCGGCCAACCGACTCTACGATCTCGGCGTCATCAACTTCACCGAGAAAGAGAGCCGCGTCCGTGCGGCCTACGAAACGACCAATCAGGCGATCACCGATCAAATCGCGGTGATGCGCGAATACTTGCTCGCCAACCAAGCGCTCTTCCCGCCCGAAATCTTCGAGCGGGCCATGGCCAACCTGGAGGCATATAACGCGGAACTCGCCTACACGAACACCATGACGACCGCGATCAAGCAGAGTGCGGAGCAAGCCTTCACGCAAGGCTTTATGATGATGTTCGACACCCTAGCGCAGGGAATCGCCAACGTCCTGACCGGCGCGGGATCGCTGAAGGACTTGTTCTCCGATCTCGGCCGTGCCGCGCTCCAGTTCGCCGCGCAGTTCATGCAGGCTATCGCGCAAGCGATCATGCAAATCTACGCGCTCCGGATCGCCAAGTCGCTGATCGGCGGCTTCCACGGCGGCGGCGTGGTCGGTGACTACGGCGCGGGCCAGATGAAGCTGTCGCGGAACATCGGAGTTCCCGATCTCAACTTATCGGCCGTGCCGCGCTATCACAACGGCACGCAGGGCGCCGGCCTGAAGCCGAATGAGATGCTGGCGGTCCTGGAGAAGGGTGAGCGGGTCCAGACCGAAGAACAGCAAAGACTTGAGTCCAATCGACTGCAAGCCGCGCGTGAGGGCGCCCGTGGTCGGGGTCTTCGTCAAGTCCTCGCTATTGGTGACAAGGAAATCGCTTCGGCTATGTCAGGGGCGGCTGGCGATGAAGTGCATATGACGTGGCTTCAACGCAACAAAGCAACAGTGAAACAGATGTTGGGGGTAAACTGACGTGACGCCGGATAACGAATTGCCTGTGTGGCCTTTCATGCCCAACTGGCGCGGCGGTGTGACCGAACGGCTGGCGTGGGGAACCAACGTGTCAGTTAGCGACTCGGGAGCCGAGCAAGCATATTCGTATCGCTTGTCTCCGCGTCGGGAGTTCGAAGCCACGTTCAACCCTATCGGGGACTCCCGTACATTTTTTGATCTCTTCATCTCGCAAATTGGCGGGCAAGAGATGATGGTTCCGCTGTGGCATGACACGCACAAGTTGACTGCTTTGGCCGAAGAAGACGCCACCCGCATTGATTGTCATACCGAATACGGCGAGTTTGTCGCCGGGGGCATGGCTTTGCTTGTCGGGCCGGACCCGTGGAGCCATGAGATCGTCGAGATTGACGCCGTAGACGGCACCGGCCTCGATATCGTGTCGGGTCTCTCGGCCGACTGGCCTTCAGGAGCGACGATACTGCCGCTCCGTCGATCGCGACTCGATCTTCAGCCCTCCTTGTCGAACCTGACAGGGACAGTCGGAGAATCGGTTCTTCGCTTCACCCTTAACCAAGCCAACGACTTGCCCGACAATGGCGAGTGGGATGGGCTCACGCTCGACGGCTATCCGGTTGTCACGATCGAAACGAATTGGGCTGAAGCGGTGACGCTGGATTTTACCCGGATCATGGGGACGGAAGACAATCGTACCGGCCTGACTTATATCCGTGATATCGCCGAACGGGCTTTCCGGACAAAACGCCACGTCTGGCATCTGCACGGACGGCGGCAGAATTGGGAGTTCAGACAGTTCCTTTACCGCATGGGTGGGCGACGGGTGCCCGTGTGGATGCCTACAGGAACGCGCGACATGGTGGTCGCGGCCACGGCGAATGCTGGTTCCGGTAACGTCCAAGTCCGCCGCGTTGGTCTCACCTATGTTGGCGGGCCGAAGCCCGGTAGAGATAGGTTCCTCGCCAAGACGGCAGAAGGTATGCAGGCGCGTAGGATCACCGGGCTTGGCGTTCCGTCGTTGGCGACGAATGAACGGCTCAATCTGAACTCGAATTTGACCTATGCCCTGCCAGCGGGGACGGAACTGTCTTTTCTCGAAATCACGCGGGCCGATGGTGACAATATCGAAATCCTGCATCACACCGATGTCGAAGGCATGTCGGAATGCACGATCAATTTCCGAAGTTTCAGCAACACCCGCGATCCATCCGGAAGTAACTTCGTTGACTTGCCGTCAGGGACGATCAGCCTTCTTCCGTGCGGCGCCCCCGAAGAAGGCGACAATCCTTGTATGCCCGCTTTCAACGCTTATACGCGCCGCGTCGTCATGACACACACGGAGAGCCTACCGGGGTACTTCCCCGGCATCGCTTCTGACCTTCTCCCGTGGGCGGTGACAGCGGGGATGATGCCCAATGGACGAACCCTCCCGCAAGGCACGGGCATCGGGATGACCAACACCAACTTTAACACGGCTGATCCGGTAGATGGAACACCGCTGCGCGGCCTTGTGGATTTCAACAATCCGGATGGCTCGCCCGGTGGGCCGATCGCAGCGGGGCGGCGCACCACCGGCCCGAACGGTGGTTGTATCGGGTGGGAGTGGCGGTTCTATTTCCCCATAACAGGACCTTCGACTTTCAGCCCAATGCACCAATATTCGGCCAGTGCGTTCGCCACAGGCGGTTGCCACCAAGCGATGTATACGGTCTACGATCAGTTCGACAACATTCTAGGGCAATACGATCAGGTATACAGTGCGGCCATCTGCGCCTACAACCTGTGGCCTGAACAGCCGACGATTCCTGTGTGAGGCGTGACCGATGAGTTTCAACAACAAAGAGATCAGTAATGACCAAGGGCAGCGGATTGGTCTATACCATTTCCGACTTGGTAGCTTGAACTGGTATTACACCAGTGCCGATCGACCGATAGAATATGGAACCGATGAAGAAGATAACCCCATCGTCTACGAACCTATCGCGATATCGGACGGCGGCGTCACGCAAGATGGCGAAGTGGGGTTCGACTTCCAAGTAAATCTGCCTTCAGATAACCCCGTGGCGGCACTGTATCGCGTAACCCCGCCGAGTGGTCGTATGTACTTGAAGGTGCGCCGTATGCAGCTTGGCGAGGCCGACGCACCTGTGTCGTGGGTTGGCACGGTAGGCAACATAAAGCCGAAAGGCTTGGCCGGTGTTCTCGCTGTATGCCGAGCATCAATCTCATTGCTCAAGCAGACCGGCTTGCGGCTCGCCTGGACCCGGCAATGCCCGTTTGCGCTTTACGATCGACAATGCAAAGTCAATCCAGCGGATTACACATTCCCTTATGAGATCGCGTCCGTGGTGGGGAACGTAGTCACGTTGAAGACAAGCGGCGATGATAAGGCGGCCGGGTATTTCACCGGAGGGATTGTCAAGTGGCTCATGGCCGAAGACACATATAACCAAAGGCTGATTGAATCCCACGATACGACGCTCACTTTCACGATATTCGGCCGGGGGGACGGCTTGGAGGCTGATATGGAAGTTGAACTCTTGCCGGGGTGCGCGCGGGACATATCCGATAGTGGGTGCTTGAAATTCGACAATGTGGATAACTACGGCGGCCATCTGTATATGCCCGGTAAGTCGCCTTTCGACGGCTCGTCCGTTTTTTAGGAGATTGCGTCATGCCGATGTTCGCGTGGGCACTGGTCTTCATGGTGGCCAGTTATGTGCTTCAGTCTTTCACGATGAAAGTCCAGAACGCCAAGCCAGCGGGACTCGATGAATGGGATTTCCCGCAAGTTGATGAGGGGACGGAGCAAGCCGTCATCTTCGGCGACGTGTGGTTGAAAGGTCCCTTCATCTTGTGGTATGGCGATTACGAGACGAAGAAGATCAAAAAGGGCGGCAAGAAATGAATCAGGAAGTAACTTCCGTCCGAGTTCACCTTCGCCATTTGCGTATGGCGGAACCCCGGCCTATTTGCCATGACGGGGCTAAGCGCTGGTGGGCGCGTAAAGGGTTCGACTGGCCGGACTTCGTGATGAACGGGATCGACGGCCAAAAGTTGCTAGATACCGGCGATGGTTTAGCGCGCCGTGTCGTGAACGCGGCCGAGAAGGAGTCCATCGGTGGGCGCTAAAAAGCAGACTATCGGCTATCACTATTTGATGACGCTTTTGTTTGGTCTTTGTCGCGGGCCGGTCAATGAGATTCACGAAATAGTCGTGGGCGACAAGACCGCCTTGGGCGGCAATCTGTGCTCGCCTGTGCCTGGAACGATCAATCAGCCGCATCTCTTTGGTGGTGAAGAGAAGGAAGGTGGGGTCCAAGGCGCCTATCGCCTTTATATGGGCGAGCCGGACCAAGTTCTTGATGGCGAAACGATTGTCCCTATCGGCGGACAAGGACCCGTAACCGCTGGCAAGCTCCATGATCTAAGAAACATGCTCGCGGGCAAAGTCTCCATGCTGCGCGGAGTCGTGACTTTCCACTTCAACGGACTGATCGCGTCGATGAACCCGTATCCGAAGGAATGGGCCTTTCGGATGCGCCGCACCACGGCCGGATGGGCGAGCGGGTTCGCGTGGTATGGCGCGAAAGCGACCATCTGGCTGGCCGATGGCAAGATTTGTGCCATGAACGGCGCGCACATCATCTATCAACTTCTGACTGATCCCGACTTTGGCGCCGGAGAAGACCCGGAAGAGATCAACGAGCCGAGCTTCATCGCAGCGGCCAACGTATTGTGTAATGAGCGCTTCGGCCTGTGCTTCAAGTGGGAGCGCAAAGACGACGTTGATAAGTTCATCAAAACCGTTCTGGATCATATTGGAGCGGCCTTCTTTCAGGATCGCGAAACCGGGCTTTACACGCTCAAGCTGATCCGGGGCGATTATGTGAAAGAAAACTTGCCGCTGTTCACGCCGGACAGCGGTCTTATCGAAATAACAGAAGACGACAATGAAGCGTCGGCCGACGCGATCAACGAAGTGATCGTCACGGGCAAGAACCCGCTCGACCGTGGAAATGACATTCAGGTCCGGGTACAAAATAACGCGGGCATTCAGGCTACGGGAGGGAAGGTGTCAAGCCCCGCCAGCTACCCCGGTATCCCAACAGCCGAGCTCCTGACGCGGGTAGGGCAACGCGACCTTAAAGCGGCATCCCTCGGGCTCAAGCGGTTCACTGTGCTTCTCGACCGGAGAGCCTGGCGCGTCTACCCCGGTATGCCTTTTCGTATTTCGCATCCGAAGAAAGGAATCGCTGACATCGTCGTCCGCATCGGCAGCTACGACGATCGGGACGACATGGGTGATGGCAACATCAAGCTGAAGGTGATTGAAGACGTGTTCTCTATGCCCGACACGGCATTCGTGCCCCCCGTGGACGGAGAATGGGAAGGCCCGTCGCAGATTGCATTGCCAGCGTTAGAAGAACGGCTCATCGAAACTAGCTACCGCGATGTCTATGTAGCGCGCGGAGCCGCTGAAGCCGATTCCCTTACCGACACCGACGCGCTGATCGGCCAGTTGGGCGCGTCACCTAACGTCAGCAATCGTGACTACCAACTCTGGTCGGCTGTCGATCCCGATCCTTTGCAGAATCAAACAGTCGGCTTTTTCACTGACTATGGCCAACTTGTCGATCCTCTCGGCCCATACGACACGACGATGATTCTGACCGATCGAACGGCCGGGTTTGACCCTTACGACGCAGTCGGACAAGCCTTGTTGATCGGTGATGAGATCGTCGGCGTGGTCAGTTATGATCCGATAGAGGATGAGTTCACAATTGCGCGCGGCGCCGCTGACACGATACCCCAAGCCCATGAAGCAGGCGAACGCGCCTGGACGATCGACGATGACATCGCGACGGATGGCGTTCTTTACCAAACCGGGGAGACGGTCAACACCAAGGTCTTGTCGCGGACATCATCTGACGTACTCGACCTTGACGAAGCTGATCTTCAGTCCATAACTCTTGTCGGCCGTCAGGCGCGCCCCTATCCTCCCGCTGACCTGAAGGTTGACGACGTGTTGGCTTTCGATCTTGCAGGCCGACATGGGGAGCCGGTCTTCACATGGGCGCATCGCGACCGCAAATTGCAGGCTGACGCGCTTCTGGATACGCGGGAAGCCAGCGTGGGGCCTGAACCGGGGACGACATACACAATTCGAATTTACAAAGCATCGGATGATACCTTGCTTCGAACGGTGAACGGAATTGACGACATCACGTTTACCTATGATTCGACAATGCAACTAGCAGACGGTTCACCCAATAGGGTTCGTGTGGAAGTCGAGTCGTCGCGAGACGGCTTGGCATCCTATCAGAAGTATGATTTTTACATCACGATAAATGGCGGCTATGGTTACGGCTACGGCCTTAACTACGGCGGCGCATAGGAGACAAGACAATGGCAGGACGGACCCTTGCGGGAACCTTGGGGCTCACGGGCGATTGGGACCTTGGCGAAGACAGCTGGAAAGACACAAACGATCTCAACTTGCTGAAATTGTCAGTGCTGGCACAAGGCGTGGCGCTTGAACTGGTATCGGCTACGCCGGGATCGCCTACTGAAGGTGACGTTGTCCTGTGCGACGACACGCACCCGACCAATCCCGGCGCCGTGGCCATATATGACGAGGCCGCGTGGGTTTACGTTGAGCCGTCAATCGGTTGGCGCGTGTTTGACTCGGACGCCGGGTATCTTCGGGAGTTCAACGGCACGACATGGGTGGAAGTAACTTCCGGAGGCGGCGACGTTGAAGAAGCTCCAATCGACGGCAAGCTATACGGCCGCAAGGACGCCGCTTGGGAAGAAATCCTCGGCGGCGGCGGTGGCGGCGGGGGAGGCGGTGCTTGGGAACTGATAGATACGGTTGCCATAAGCTCGCCGATAGCCAATGTCGATTTCACCGATCTCGACGGCTATACCGACGTTATTGTAATTCTGCGCGGCATCGGTCAAACGAGTTCAGGCGTTTTGTTGACTCGCGTCAGCACGGATAACGGGGCGACCTTTTATTCGGCAAGCGGGAACTACATCACTATCGACAATGTTGGCGTGACGGCGAACAGCACGGCCGCTTCAAGCCATGGATCGGATACGACCGCCGCCCGATGGCTCGTTACCCGGTTCACGGGCATCAATGTTTCCGGTTCGCCGAAAGAATGCTGGTCGAACAGCATCGGCGAGCGTTTGTTCGTGGCGTCAACCGATCCCGTAAACGCGATACGTGTGACTTGCACGGGAACGACGATGACAGGCGGGTCCATCGTCGTCATCGGTCGTAAAATTGCCGGTGGTGGCGGGTCGGCGCCCGTGGTCGCGATCACCGATCAAGATTCCGACTTGCTGGCTGTGCGCGAAGGCCAGTATCATCGGTTCACCTATGTCGGCGCCAAGACTCTCACCGTTCAAGGCGAATCGACGGAGCCGCAGTCGGCTAACAGTGAATGGCACTTGCGGAACGCGGGAACCGGAACCTTAACCTTGGTTGAGGACACGGGCGTTACGATCCATCCTCCGGCCGGGGGAACCCTGGTCCTTGATCCGAACATGACGGTCACGCTCAAGCGAGTAGCGGAAGACGAATATGACCTTATCGGCCAGGTGGTGGCAGCATGATCCCCGGCATCGTGGCATCGCAAGCGATGATCGCGCGGGGAGGGGGCGGTCCTGTGCTCGAACCATCTTGGTCCTCTGCGATCAGCACCGGAAACCGCCAAATGCTCATGGACGTGTCGGTCCATGGGGGGCTCGCGACTGGAAACGGGGATGTGCGTTACTGGGTAGACGGGACTTCGGGTTCGAACGGCGCGACTTTTTCATTCGATTGGAATACAGCGTATGGAGACGGAAGCGCGTATGTCCTTTTCGACCTATATGACGTTCCTGCGAACATTTGTGGTTTCAAGATATACCAAAGCAACAGCTTTAGCCACGGTTCTTGGAATTTCGAGGGGTCCAATAACGGTGTCGATTGGCAAGTAATTCATTCGTTTACCATGTCCGGGTCCCCTACCGGCGTTGAGACTACCTTCGAAAATGGAGTGAATTACAGGTACTATCGGTTTCGCCATATGAGCGGCCAAAGGACCAGTTCTCCGTATCAGTATGAGATTGAGTTTTACGCAGGGTACGATGGCGCAATAGAGACTTCTTGGTCAGACGAGATCAGTGAAGGTGACAGGCGAACGATCATCACAGGGACCGCCACAAATATAAGCATAACCGGGGCAATCGCTCGATGGTTTGACAATCTTCTCGCGAATAATACGTCTGAAAGTAATTGGTGGAACACGGCCACGGGGAATGGGACCGGGTTTATCACTCTTGATTTCGGCACACCCCGCCGCATTGAAGGATACCGTTTGCGCGGGGATGGGTACAGTCACGGAATTTGGTCAATCGAAGGATCGAACGACAACACCGATTATGATGTATTATTCGAGGGGGTATTAAGGTCCGGGACTAGCGTTCCTATATGTTTCCGAAACAAAGAATATTACAGGTACTACCGGCTTCGCCATATGAGCGGGCAGAGGCTCAACGCCCCTTGGTTGAATGAAATGTACTTTTTAGCGAAGTCTTGACTCCCAGGCCGTATCCCATTAACCATAGCCGTTCGGAAGTAACTTCCGCCATAGCGAGCGAGGCGCTTATATGTTGATCCTGTCTCTGAAGCAGCACTTCCCGGCCCGATGGCCGGAATGGTTCATGGCCGGGATGTCGGTCGTATGGGGCGCGTATCTTTCTCTTCATCCGGAACTCTTCACTCAAGACGCGACTCGGACGGTCCTGTCGGGGCTGAAAGCGATGGCGGGGCCTTTCGAGCCAGCGGCCTTGTGGGGGCTCACCACAGTTCTGTTAGGCGTGGTACGGGCGGCTGCTTTATTCGTGAACGGGGCCTATACACGAACGCCGCTTATCCGCTTGATAATGAGTTTTGCGTCGGCATTTGTGTGGACTCAGATTTGTATCGGTTTGATGAAGTCAGGTGTTCCCAATACCGGGATCATCGTATATGGCGGTCTCGTTGTATTAGACATCGTGTCCGCTTACCGTGCGACGACGGATACTGTTTACGCGGAAAAGATACGGCACGATCTAAAGCAGGAACGCCGCCGTGTCGAACGCCGTAACTTCGCCTGATTTCGTTACTGTCGTCACAAATGTCGGCGTTTTCCTGGCGGCCCTCGGAACGGTAATCGCCGCTATCTGGAAAGCGGTCAAATCAATAAAAGCGACGGAGCCTGGTGAATCGAAAGTCGTGGGAGGGTCCATTCTCGACATGCCGACCATGATGGTGTTCGTCGAGAGCAACAGGGAATTAACAGCCGCGATACGCGATCACACCAAGGAGACGATGGAGCTTCGTTTTGCGATGCGGCAACTAAAGGAATCGTGGGATGGCTGACACCACACCCAGGACAACCGTAGACTTGCAAGACCCGCTGCCCGAGTCGTCATGGCTTTGGCGGCGGATTTTCGTTTACGCCGTCACCGCCGCTGTCCTGTGGATGCTGTGGGGCGCGATCATCCAACTCGGCAATGTCGCCCTGGTCGAACCGCGTCTCGGTGTGCCAGCCCTTTTGTCCCTGTGCAAGTGGATCATCGGCATGACGGCGTTGATGGCGACCTACTATATGGTGGCGCCCTCGGCCGAGCAGATTGTCAAGATGTTGAAGACGGCCGCGTTGCTCCGTGGAGGCGTCCAGGTGGCCGGGAGACAGCGTGTAGCGCCTGACGGCACCACGGACACCGCCAAGACCGTAGGACGGCCTCCTGCGCCTCCTGTGCCCGCCACGGAGGCTCCAGCGGCCGAAGAAGACGCAGCACCAAGGAGTCGACGGACATGAGCGATCAACAGCTACTCGATATTGCGGCCGACCTGGAGGCTCGCGCGGCCGAACTACGCTTGCTCGCCGAGATGTTCCCGGCCGGAATCGATTCCGCTCCGCCGTCCGTTCCTGCGCCCTCACCGGCCGCCGATGACGCCGCATCTTACTTCGATGACTATGGGGCGTTCTATGACTTCCTGCGCGGTAACAAGATGCTCGGCCCGGTGATCTCGGCCGATGAGTTCTCCGGCTGCGATACGATCATCTTGGCGTGCGCTCGCGAGGCGTGGGGCGTCTCCTGGATCGCCTATGCCCTGGCCACGGCTTACCACGAGACGGCGCACACGATGCTGCCAGTCAAGGAGTACGGCGGCGCCGCCTACTACACTCGCATGTACGACATTCGGGGGAGCCGACCGGCCAAGGCCCGCGAGCTTGGCAACCTGACGCCGGGTGACGGGGCCAGGTTCGCCGGTCGCGGCTATCCCCAACTCACCGGCCGCACGAACTACCAGAAGGCCACCGACAAGCTCCGCGAGCGCGGCTGGAACGTGGACCTGGTGGCCAACCCCGACGATCTCCTGAAGCCTGACGTGGCCGCCGCTGTGATGGTCTATGGGATGCGCGAGGGCTGGTTCACGTCGCGAGACCTGGACGACGATCTACCGGCACGCGGAGCGGGCACCCTGGCGCAATTCATCGCGAGCCGGGACATCATCAACGGCCGCGACAAGGCCGAGTTGATCGGCGGCTATGCCATCGACTTCCAGACCGGCTTGCAGCAAGCCGGATATCGCCAACGGCTGTGAAGGAGAAAGACATGAGCATCTTGGCCAGTATCGGAGCTTTCATCCCTGGACTGTTCGGGAAGGAACTGTCCTACAAGGTCGCCAGGGGGATAGGGATCGCGGTGCTCGCCGTCCTGGTCCTGGTGGCGCTCGGCGTGGGCAAGTGCGCCTACGACAACTCTGTGATCGACAAGCACGAAGCCGAGCGCGAGGCCGCCGCCAGCGGTGCCCGCGAAGACGCGGCCGATCAGCGGGTCAAGGACGCCATCGACAATGCCAACAGTGAGAAGGAACTTCAGGATGTCATACAGAACGCGCCTGGCGGGACTCTTAGCCCTGCCGCTCATGCTCTTGCTTGCGAGCGGTTGCGCCGCTACGGGCGGATACCCCCCTCTTGCCGACCTTCAGGCGGTGACGGAGTCGAAACCAGTCCCGACTGACGAGATCGCGACCGATCCCGTGGCCGAAGCCAGCTACAATGCGGCCGTGGAAAGTTCGGGGCGACCGGCTCCGCTCGGCCGGTCTTCGGCTCTGCCGGTTCTTCGANGACACGGGAATGAAGGGGCTGGACTGTCCCGATTAGATCGGGTAAGGTTAACCCGCCTCCTGGTAGGTTGTCCCTTGGAATTGGTCCTCCGGGGAATAAGGAAGCCGCCGATCCCCTCGCAACGGGTCGGCGGCTTTTCCTTTATCCGAGAAGACGGTCACGCGCTGCGCGGGAAGCTCGGATGCACGTCTCGGCGAATGAGCCGCCGGGTGCAGGTGTGTCGAGCACGTTATGGTGAACGACGATAGGACTTGCGGCCTTTGCGCGATCCGAGATGTCCTTCAGCCTTGCGGCTTGCTCCAGCGTCTTGGAGCGGTCGATCTTGTGAGTCGGGATGTGGTCCACGGGCTTTGTCTCCTTGGCATGAGGGACGATCTTCTACCACGTCCCACCGGATGCCACAAGTCGGACAGTAGAACTCATCTCCCTGCCTTAGCTCGCGACATCCGGCCATGTCAGGTGAACCGCGCCTTCAGGAGGCCCACCGCCGACGCAGCGGACCTATCCGCCATGTTCGGTTTCTCGCCGCCCGCCATGGCCGCTGCCATGAACATCATGTGCGTCATCATCGCTTCGTCGCCTTCGAGGCGATCTAGGTTGCGTTCCTTGGTGCGTTCTTCGTCGGTCATGTTCCAGAGCCTTTCCATCTCTGCGCGTTCGGCTCGGATGCCCGCCCTGGCTTCTTCATAGGCGGCCTTGCTGCCGTATCGCTTGCCCATAGAAGTTACTTCCTATCAGTCGGAGTGATGCAACCTGTCCACGGTGGCTCCAGGGCCGTTCGACTTATTGGGTCAGGGGGTGTGGCCAATTCCCACCACTCCGATGATCCGCGCAGCGTCCGAAGCTGGTGTCGGGATCGCGCTGTCACTTGGGACTGATCGCGATGCCTACGCGGATCATCGGAAGGGTGGGACCAGGTAGCGTTCCCCCTCTGCCTCGCCGCCCCTCCCGTGGGAGAGGATTGGGGACGGCGAGGCTGGCGCTCCTGGTCCCGGCTGGTGTCAGATGTCCACTTCTTCGTCGTCGGGGACATCCGCGTCAGAAGCGACCTTCGGCGGAAGCTGCGCGATCTCATCGTCTTCGCCGAGTTCTTCAGCGCCCTCGATTCCGAGATCGGCCTTGCCCTTCTTCGGGGCCGCCTTCTTCGCCGGAGCCTTCTTGGCAGCGGCCTTCTTCGCCGGAGCCTTCTTGGCGGGCTTGGTCTCGGCGTCGTCCGCGTCGTCGGCCGGAGCGGCCTTCGCCTTCTTCGCCGGGGCCTTCTTGGCGGCCGTCTTCTTCGCAGGCTTCGGCTTCTCCGGTGCCGGGATTTCGATCACCAGGTTGACCTTGCCGTCCACGGCCGCGAACTTGTCGTCACCGTCCACGGTGGCCGGGATCGCCTCGCGGATCGCAGCGGCAGCGGCCTTGACGATCTCCTTCATGTCGCCGCCTTCTTCGACGGAAACGGAGACCTTGACCTTCTGCATCTTCGGCCCGGTGTGCTTGGCGGTCGCCTTCTTGCCGGTGCCAGCGGTCTTCTTCACCGCCGCTTCGATCTTCTCGGCGGCCGTGTCGCTGTCCTTGCGGAGAAGCTGGATCGCCATGGTGCTCGACACGTTGCCGCTGGCGACGTGCTGCTTGACCTTGGCTTCAGCGTTCGCGAGCAAGAGCACATCGTCCAGGTAGCGCGACGTGACGCCGAGCCGCTTGGCGATGTCCGCCTTCTTCGCGTCTTCTTCCGCCAGGAGGCGCTTGACGACAACGCCAAGCTCGAACGGTGTCAGCGGACGGCCGCTGTTCGCGGTGTGCAGGGCAACGGTGAGATCGGTGAGCGACACTTCCTTCGGGTGGACCATGACCGGCAGCGCCGCGATCTCATCCTTCTCGGCCGTGTCGGGATCGGCGTTGAAGTCCTGGACGGCCGCCAGGCGGGTGTGCCCGTCCGTCACATAGATCACGTTCTCATCGCCTTCCTTGGCGACGTAACCGGCGAGCGGCTTTGTCGGATCGTAGCCGTTCGCGGCGATGCTCGCGCGGATCATGTCGCGGTGGGCGACGTATTCCGGCGATTCGACACGGACGTTGAAGCCGGGGATCGGCTTGATCTTTTCGACCGGCACCTTGTAGAGCTTCGCGGTGGTCGCTTCAGCCGCCTTCATGGTCGGATCGACCGGCGCGGAAGTCAGTTCATGGGCGAACTTCGCCTTCGGCAGAGTCAACTTGTCAGCCATCATTCATTCCTTTCATGATGTCAGGTATTCAGGGTTACAGGCCAGTGGCTCGGCGATAGGTTTCCATAAGCGCGTCGAGTTCGGCGCGATCATCGGGCTTCATCTTCCGAAGAGTGAGCATGGCGCGCATCATCTTGGCGTCGTAGCCTAGCGCCTTACCCTCCGAGAAGACATCCTTTTCATCGTCGGCGATTCCCTTCTTCTCTTCCCGGAGGCGTTCGATGCGCTCCAGGAGTTGAATGAGTTGACGGTCCAGCGCATTGCTCTTGGCTTGCTCGCTGGTGTCGAAGGTGGGATCACCGTCGATGTCGTAAGTCTTCTTCGGTTTCTTTGCCATCGGTCCAGTCACTTTCCTCGCTGTGTGACGATCATGCTATGAGGGCATGAAAGAGACTTGTCAAGCCCCGTCAGCGTCGGAAGTTGCTTCCGAGTGGTTGCATCCCGTAGAGGGACAGTCTTCGTGCAGACAATAACGGTTCTCCACGGCGGCGATGGGATCGACCGACTTCAGCACGAATGCCTTGGCAGCGGCTTCGTCGTCCATCTCATGCAGCCCTGCACCGTCACGAACCGCCCACACCGGCCGGTCATGCACCTTCGGCGCGGCTTGCGGCTTCAGGTCATCAACGGAGTGCGGCGGTGTCGGCGCGGAATCTACCAAGCCGTGCCGATGCGACGGCTTGCGCCAGTTCTCTTCGTCCTGGAGCGGGCTGTCTTCGCGCATCTTGATACTCACATGACGTATCATGCCATCGTTACGCACTTCGTATAGGTAATGCTGTTGCATGTGGTCCATCGACATCGGCGAGATGCTGACGTTCGACCGGCCGCCGCCTTCTTCTTCGATCAGCGTGGCGAGCACCGTTGCGACCGTCATGTCCATGAGCGTCGAAGTTACTTCGTTCTCCAGCATGGCGGCGGCGACGGCCGCGCCGTTGTCGTCGGCGAGCGCGGCGATCTTCTCGGCCGTCTCGCGGATCGTATCGGCGTCACCGCCACCCTGGCCGAGAAAGTCGTAGAGGATGCGTTCGATTTGTTTGGTGAGGATCATGTCAGAACTCCTTCAGTTTTTCGATCATGTCGAAGAATTGCTTGGCGTCGGCGTCGGCTTCGCATTGGATGATCCCGTTGCGTTTAACCACTAGGATCGTGACCTTATCGCCATCGCGGGTGATCTCGAAGTGGCTCAACCACTTCGGCGCGTCCGTCATCCGGAACGTCGCCGTCATGGTGTGCCCTAGCGCGGTGTGTTCTCCACTCACGGGTGCGTCCGGAGCCAAGCGGCGACCAGGGCGGCGGCCGGAGTGATCGCGGTGGCGTCCAGGCTGGTCTTGTTGATCTTGCCGAGCCGCACGGCCCACGCTGCGACCCGCGTGCCGGTCGGATTGATCGGCTGGCTGGTCTCGCACATCTCCTGGATATACCAGTTGCGTTCGAGCGGATGGTCGAGATGGCCGTAGCGATGGCCGATGGTATAGTGGACGGCCGTGCCGAAGTCGTTGAGGATCGCGGGCATGGTCTGCCAGTGCGATTCTCCAGGACGCCGGATGCAGTAGCCGCGCTTGTTGACAGTGGTTTCCCATCCAAGTCGCTCGAATACTTCGCGTTCGAGATCGTTGTCCCGGCCGGTGCGGGAGAGCTTGCAGATGTCGGAGATGAGAGAGGCGTATTCCATCGCCTCGCAAACGGCATCGGTCATGACACCTTCTCCCATCCGGAGTTCGGGTTGGCTGCATACTCTTCAGGCGAGATACCGAAGACCGAAGCGCGGCTCATGTCCATCCGGCCACGGGCTTCCATCACCAAGGGCGGCGAGTCGAACATGCCAAGATTGAACTCATGGAGGCACGATCCGCACGCCGCGTTCATCGACATGCCTCCGCTCGGCCCTTGGAGAAGCGAAGGCTCTCCGCAATTCGGACAGAGCGGCGTCCCGTCGCGGTTCGTTCGGAGAGCTTTCAGAACTTCTCCTGTCCCCGCTTCCTTGTTGCCGAGCTTCCAAGTCTTCGGACCCGGCCGCATCTCCGGCTGGATGTGGCTCATCTGCTGTTCCTTTATCTGGATGGCCGGATCGACGGAAGGCGGAAGAATGATGAGGGTGACGATGGCAGCGGCTAGTCCGATGACCGGACTTTCCGATGCGATGTAGGCGGTGAGGCCAGCAACGATGACGATGCTAAAGCCAATGACGATGCGTTTCATTTCACGGTCCTCCTAGAGAAGTTACTTCGCAAACCCGAATCGCCAAACAATTTTCTGTCCGGATTTGCCTCGCGACCCTCTGCTTAGAGTGAAGACAGAAACCTGTCAAGCCGCGAGGCTACATAATCCGCTTACGTCCGCTTGCCGTCATCCTTCAGGCGGTTTTCGATCTTGTGGTCCTCGCGCTTCGCGTTGAAGTCGAGCTTCGCGTCGATCATGATGGCCACGTCAGCGGCCGGGATGAAGTCACCTTCCTCCGGCTCGCCCTTGGCTTCAGGCGTCTTGCGGATCGCCTCATAGCGTTGTGCGATCTCCAGGATTTCGATGAACATCTCATCGCCGGGATTGCGAACGCCGGAGTGCTCCACGATGTTGCCCGCCAGATAGGCACCACAGAAGTCGGCCCACCGGATGCCAAGATCGGCAAGCTCGACGCCGAGACCCGGATAGTCGGGCAGCTTGTCGTCGGCAAGGTTGTCGCGGTAGGCCATATAGGCTTCGGCGATCTCCGTGACGAACAGAATGAACAGTTCGCCGACGCTCCGCGCTTTCGGCGTGCCGTCTTCGATGTTGGTCCACCAGCCTGCCTTCAGGTTGCGGGCATAGACATCCTCGAAGAAGTCCCGGAGAGGACCGGCGTGGCGCACGCCGGTCGAGCGATCTTCGTTGTAGGGGATCACCCGACCGCCGATGTGGACGGCTGGAAGGTGAAGACCGATGCGGAACTCATGTGCGATCTCAATAAGGATTCGCGCCATGATCTCGTAGTCGGCCGCATCGGCTCCCCGATGCTCCGCGATATACTTCTCGACGCCCTTGATCTTCCCGTCGATATAGCGCGCTGCAAGCTCGCGCTCTTCGATGTTGCCGGTGATCTCGGCGACTTCAACCGGGAGATCGGGAACACCGTCAGGGCGCACGCCGATGGCGTCCTTCCCGGCCGTGGTCAGCGTCACCTTGTCGCTCACATCGTCGCGGTTGAGGAACTTCAGTTCGACCAGGGCTTCGAGCACTGGCCGGTCCTCCAGGTGGACATCCACGCCGAGCATCGCGTTGTCCGCCAACTCGGCCGCGTGGAGGGCCTTCAGGAGGGCACGGGCGCTCCCCGACGCACTCTCGGACCCGGCAGGGGCCGAATCGCTCTCCACGGGCCGGAAATCGGGCATGGTGGAGGGTTTTGGCGGCGGGCTGTAGGTCTCACCGGCCGCCTCGAAGCATTTTCCGGCCATTTCGACGTTACGCTCCGCCTTTTCGATGTCGGGCGGCGTCTTGGCGTAGTGGTGCCGCGCATAGGTGTCGAAAGTCGATCCTGCTTCGAGCAGCACGTCAGAGCGCACCGCCACGGCGGCCGGTCCTGGCGTGAAGGTCGTGATGTGGAACTCGCCGGTATCGAAGTCGCTCACCGCGATCCGATTGTCTCCGGTCAGGTCGCCTTCAGCCGCCATCATGCGGATGCCGGATTCGATCAACCGCTTGGCGATCTTCTGCCCGTCCATGCCGCGAGCATAGTTGCGCTCGACAAGATCGGTGATTTGGTCCTGTAGCTTACCCATCGGGGCCTCCTTAGTTGAAGTTATGGCGGTTGCGCGTTGAAGCCGCTGCGTCGGAACCGCCGTCCATCCGCATCGCCTGCTTGATGCCGTGTGCATCGCAGAAGTTGTCCCATTCGTAGGCATCAACCCATCCGCTTTCGTGATGGAAGCCCCACCGACGCAGGACCGGGCCGGTGATGAAGATCGTTGTGGCCGGAAGCTCAACCATTCGGTCCATATCGCCGACCACGAAGTCAGCACCGGCCGCCAACGTGGCCGCCTGGTAGATCGGGATGTCGCCGAAGCGCTTTTGCTGAAGCTCCAGCCGGTGCGCCTTCTTGCCGTGCCAGCGGAACCGCATCGCGCCTGGACCGAACCAGGTCTTGCGGTGGATGCCGCCTTCCATGATCTCATGCTCGAAATAGCCGCCGTCGAGCACGATGGAGAAGTTCCACCACGGATGATCGTGCAATGCCCGGTCATCGTCCGAGCGGCGAACGATGTGCAGATAGCAGTTCATCGCCCAATTGCGCGGGATGCGCCACCACCGTTGCATATAGACGGGAATTGCCTCGTTAGGGGGTATCCGGAAGTCCATGGCGTTCGATTCGGTGTAGCGGCGATGCGCGCGAAGTAACTTCGCGGTGAGGCCGGGAGGCAACGTGCGAACGAACGTCGCCAGCGCCCACAGCACCGCGTAGATCGGGAATTGCAGGACCAAGGCGGCGTAAGCGCGGCCCCGACTCCCAAGCGGAATAGCGGCGCGTCGGTCCACGCCGGTTGACGTTCGTTGCATTGGTCACTTCAGTCTCCATAAGTTCGAGATTGATAAGACGGTGCATGTCGGATGGGCCGAGCGGCGAAGGATAGCAACCATCGTGCTTCGCGTCGGGAGGGGGCGATCCTTTGTGCCAAACCCCTCCGATCTTCTGCCATCGGCGGTTGCAGGTGGTGCAGCGAGCGAAGACCATATCAAGATGCCTCCTTCATAATGTGGCGGAGCACCCATCTTTGCGCGGGGCTTTCACCGATCTCTTCGACCAAGCCCGCCAAGGCCCGGTCCCACGGCATCGTCCCTTGCCCCCATCGCTCGGCCGCCGCGAGCAAATCGAGTTGCACCAGGACGATCCACATGCGGCGGACAGGCCCGTAGTGCGGGTGGTTCGGGTTATCGAATATCCGCATGGAAGAATGCCTCCGCTGTCATGGGGAAGTGGTCGTAGAGGATTTCCCGGCATCGGTGGGCGATGATCCGGTGCTCCTTTTGCACGCCCCGCTTCTCGCGCTCTTGGATGTAGTGGAGCCAAGTGCGAATCGAGTAGTGCAGATACATCCGCGTCGGGACCAGGCCCTCCGGCAAGATCGCGCGAGCGCATTCCTTGGCCACGCCCTTGTTGAGCCAGTAGCGGTATTCCCGTTCATCGCGGGCCGCCTTCTCCTGGATGTATTCGTTCCATTCGGTCGCGATGTCGATTTGCTCTTGCGTCTCCGGCTCCACGGAAAGCTGGCGATTGGTCGGATGCTGGAACCGGCACTCGCGGTAGCCGACAACTTCGCTGTAGGCGGCATAGCGGCCAGAGAACTCCTGGTAGCCGATAGCGGACAGATGCCGGAGAATCTGGCGGCCGATATCGCGCGTCGTGTGGACTTCGATAGCCATGGAGCACATCTGGAAAGGCGACCAATGGTTGTGGTCGATCAGATAGCGGATGAGCCGGGGCGCGGTCTCTTCGTTCTTCTCATTGGCCGGGTTGCTGACACGCGCGATCTCGGCGATGAGCTTATCACCGTCAGGCGTGGCGTGCTTGAACTCGGCGCGGTTGATAGTGTGGATCGTGGCTTTGGTCATGGTTCTTGTCCTTCTCGATTCTCCGGCAGGACCGGCATGGGGTTGCGTTCGAGTTCGGCGCGAGCCTCATATAGCAGGCGTTCGGCTTCCTCGAACGTGAAGTGGTGTGTCGGCCGGTGGTGGAACCGGCTGCGCTTGCCGTTGACGAACGGGACTTCCTCCATCCCTTCTTCGCGCGCCATGCGGATCATGTCGGCCAGGTGCTTGGTGTTGTCCGCATTCCAGATGATGAGGCCGCCCCTCATATCGCCAGTCCACTTCCCCAATCGTTGCAGCCGTTGAAGCTCTCCAAGGTGCTCTCCAGTTGACGGCGAAGTAACTTCAGGGTCTCCGGATTGCCATAGCGGTTCCACGCTACCAGCATGTGCGCGACTCCAGTTGTGTGAGGACTCCGCCCTTCAAGCCGGAGATCGAAGAACGTGTGATCCGGCAGGCGGTCATCACCGGGGATGAAGGTGTGCCCTTCAGCGATCAGCGCGAGTTCGCGATCCAGATACCATAGCGCCTTGCCGATCTCGACGCACGGACTGTCCTTCTCGCCGAGCCGCCAGTTGTATTTGAGCACCTGGTAGCTGTTGGCGGACAGAAGCTCACCGATCTCCGCGCAGGCGGTGCCGCCGTAGTGACGCGGGTTGATCGGATCGTCTCCGCCAATTGCCTCGATAGGGGGTTGCTGGTTTGCGACACGGAACTTGTCGATCAACTGCTTCAGTTCGAGCGCCTTGGCCGCTGGCAGGATGAACTGGAGTTGCCGGTAAAAAGTCTTGTGCGTCACCTGGTTTGGCTGGTTCCGCTCCTTGAAGTAGNGCATGAAATCCTTCACCAAGCGATCAGCGTCCATTCCTCTTTCGGCCGCAATGAAGCGGAGCGCGTCTTCGTGCCGATCAACGGGGATGTCGATGTCGCTGCCCCGGTCGGTCCAGTGTCCGCCGATTGCCTCGATAGGGGGTAGCGGATCGCGACTGGCCGGATCGACATCATCGGAGAAGGTCGAGTCGACGTGCTCCCGCATGGCGTCCATCTTGGCGGCGGCTTCCTCGAAGCCCTCGCGATTGTGAATATACGGCGGCTCGATTCCGAAGTTAGGCAGAGCTTCTTGCAGCCATTGCGGCGCGTCATCGAAACAACCGCGCGTGTAGGTCACGGTGCCGTCTTCCTCGCGAGTAAAATACTCCAGGGCGAAGGTTTCCGGCCGGTCATGCGCCGCCTTGTATATCCGATAGCACCCGTCCGGACTCGCAGCGAGGACCAAGCCCTTCTCCTTCAGGAAGGCATCCACATCGTCCAGGGTGATCTTGCCCCGGATCGTGTAGGATCGTTCGGCGATCTCCGGCATGACCGGATCGACCGGCTGGAGTATGTCGCGCACTTGCTGCTTGAAGCCTTCGTCGCCGCGCAGCCGTTCGATCAGCACGTCATCGGGGACAACGTAGGACTGCCGGAAAAGGAAGCTCGGCGTTTGCGTGTCGGCTTCGAGCACCTGGACGATCCGCCAGCCCTCCTTGCTCTCCATGGCGTTGAGATAGGGGATGACGTGCGCCAGGGATGGCCGGAAGCCCTTGCCGAGCGCATAGCGGCCTTGGGCCGTCCAGTCGGTGAAGGCGCGGATCGGAGACTCGGACTTGAACTGGTCGCGCTCCGGTTCCTGGTGGAGAGAGTCGGTCATGGCATTAGCATCCTTTCGAGACGGTCAACATTTGAGTCCTTAGCGGTGTCAAGGAAATGATAGATGTTGCGGCACTTGCAGGTTCCACGGACGAAGGCGATGCACGATTCGGTGCGCTGGCCTGCGTGTGGGAGATTGACGTAAGCGTCCGCGATCTTCTTGCGGCGCTCACCTTCCACCATTGCACTTCTCCATGTAGGCCACGGCCATGGTGTTGATCGCGTCGTGCAGCGTTTCGCCCTGTGGTATCCAGAAGCCTTGCGCGCCCGTGTGGTGCCAGTTGTAGGTAATCGGCTCGACTGGAGCGATATCGGCTGCGAGGGACGCCTCCAGCGCCTCCTTCAGCGGCGGGCGCTCGAACTGTTCGACTTGCATCCGCTGTTGCGGATACGCGATTGACTTCCCGGCGAGCGGGCCGCCGACACACAGACCGGCGTAGCTTTCACGATTGCCCATTGGGGCCTCCCTTAGGTTCCCCGGCGTCCGATTCCGCATCGACTATCGTAGCTGTAGCGGTGGGGGCCAGGCGCTTGTGGCGGCCGAGCATGTCGAGCAGCACATCCGCGTGCTGAATGATGCCCTGGCCGATATTCGCGTGGTGGTTCTTGGTGATGTCTTCGCCGATGCCTTTGATGGCCGCTTGCACCGCCTCCAGTTCGGTGGCGTGCAGCTTGCCTTTGACACGATATGCGGTGACTTCTTCGATGCACATTGGGTTGGTCCTCCGGGTGCGTTGTCAGATATCGTCTTCGCCATCATCCTCCATGCACGTCAGCACACATGTCAGGATGACCGCCGTGCCATCGTAGGTGATGAACTGGCCGCTCTCGACGCGGAAGTCACTTCCGGTCGCTTCGCGAGCACGGGCCGCAATCTGGTTCATGCTGTTCCGCATGGATGCCAGTTTCTTGGCCGTCTTCTTGGGATTGAGTTCGTCCAGGGCGATCCGCTGCGAGCGACTGACGCTCTGCCCCTCCTTCAGTTGTTTCGCCATCGCCGTGATGGTCGCGTTGGTATCAGCCAAGGTCGTTCTCCTTCTTGGTGGGAATCGGCTAAGTGGTTCGTATAATTTCGGCTGGAATAATTGTCAACCAGTCCGTGTAGCCTGATTGGACGTGTAAACGTCAGCGGCGTGTGGGATTTGAGCCGCCATTTTGATTCCAGAATTACCACTATAGGGGGGTAGCGGGATCGGGTGTGCCAAAACGGGACTCCGGCAGACTCAGCGCAAAAGTTTTGTGTTAACCATAACAAACATGGTTAATCTGTTAACCCTAACCGATATTAACCATTGAGAGGCGCGGGAATCCGCCATTGTCGGCGCGGCGATCCTGGCGAGCGGCGGCGATCCGGCCGCCCTGGCGAGCTATTGGCGGCTATCCGGCCGGAAGTTGCTTCCGATGGCTGGCGATCCTGGCGAGCGGCGGCGATCATGGCCGCAAAGGCGCTTGCAATTGTTATGCGGATCGCTTAGCGCCCGATTGTGGCAATCCTGCCCGATTCGCTGTCATGAAGTCGAAACAATGGCACGTCAAAAAACAGTCTTCGCGGATTCATCTGAAGTCTTCCACTTGTGGGCGCATCGCTCGCAAGATTCCGCCCGCTATGCGAAAGGCAACGTCTATTTTGAAGGCGCGGCGCTCTATTCCTACGGATCGCATTACCTTTGCGGATTCATGATTGGCGACTCCGTCGCCTTTCTCAATTCCGATTCCTATTCTGTCACAACGTCAAAGCATCAAAGGATGGCTTGGCACGCAACGAGTCATCTGACTCAATATAGCGTGCCTTCGCTAACGGCGCTTCGCGACGTGCTGCTAGTGGCGGATTCCGGCCAATCGGCCGCCGCGATCCGTCGCAAAGCCGCCTGCTTTCGCAAGGCGAGCGCGGAAGGCAACGCGGGCGCGATCAACTATGATGGCGCATCGGAAGAGCGGGCGCGCAAGCTCTTTGCCGCTTGGCTGGCCGATAATTGGCAAGCCGCCCGTGATAGCGAAGGCGCGGCTTTCATCGCCAAGCGCATCGGCATGACGGACTCGGAAGTTGCTTCCGCTATCCGCGAAGGCGAGCGCAAGGCGCAAGCTCGCGAAGCCGCAACGGCCAAGCGCGAGCGGCAAGATTCGGAAGGCAAGCGCATCGCCGCCCTTTCGCTGGAATCCTTCCGCGCCGAATGGCCGGAAGACGGGCGCGAAGTATGGGGCGACAAGCGCGACTATTACGGCCGCCGCGATAGCAAGCCTTATGCGCTCAAACGGATGGAAGACTATGGGCGCGAGCTTTCCCGCCTTCACAAGCGCGCAAAGGCGGCCGGATATACGCGCCGCGCCGCCGCGCTTTGGAGTCACGTCAAAGCCTATCGCGAGCACGTTAGCGGGCGCAATGATCGCATCATTGCCGCGCATCGGCGCGAGCGGGCGCGCGAGCTTATGGCTTGGCGGCGCGGCGAAGGGAAGCGCCCGAATAGCTATAGCTTTTCGGCCGAGTCCTTCCCTGCCATCCATGCCCGACTCGAAAGGGCGGAAAGGGAAGAGCGCGCCGCCGCGAATAGCTTGGCTTTCGCCGATTGGCGGAAAGGCGAAGCGAAGCGGCCGCCGCTCAATTACTTTGCGGAAGGCACGCAAGAGCACGCGGCGATTGCGGCCGATATCGCGGAAGAGCGCCAGCGCAACGAGTCGGCTTATCTTGCCTGGAAGAGCGATCCGGCCGCGCCGCGCCCGCCCGCGTCTTTCTTCCTTGGCGGCGATTATTCGCCTAGCTCTTTCAAGGCGAGCGATGGCCGCGACTATTCGCCCTATACTATGCCGGAAGCGATCAAGGCGGAATATCGCGCCGCCTATCCTTTCGCGGAAGCATGGCGCGAGCTTCGCGAAGCGGAAGACTCGGAAAAGCGCGAGCGCGAGCGCCGCGAAAAGGAAGAGCGCGAGCGCGAAGCGCTGGCCGCCTTCCGCGAGCGCGGAGTCGTCGCCTATCCGCATTTGAGCGATGACAAGGGCGGCGCTCTTTTGACTGTCACGGGCGGCGAGCTTGTCACGTCAGTGGGNCGCTCGCGTGCCGCTCGCCGATGCGATCCGCGTTTTCCGCTTCGCCAAGCTATGCCGCGAAGGCGGGAAGGCATGGCACGCTAACGGGCGGCGCGTCTATTGCGGCCATTATCAGATTGACAAGATTATGCCCGATGGCGGCTTTCGCGCGGGATGTCATCTTATCAATTGGCCGGAAATTGAAGCGGCGGCGATCCTGGCCGGAGTCGCGGATATGCCAGCCGATGACTCGGCCGTTGTCGAAACCGCTTAACCTATAGGGCGGAAGTCACTTCCGCCCTATCCTTTGAACGTAGGAGTCCTAATCATGTGCAAGCTAGACTTTGAATGGCACGACTCGCGCAATGGCGGCGAATATCGGGCGGAAGCGGGCGGCTTTATCGTTAAAGCGATCCGCGATGAATCGGCCGAATCCCCTTGGGAAGCATGGGACGGCCAGCCGCCGCTTATCGTCTATTATGATCGCTCTTTAGACGAAAAAGGCGACGTGCCGAATCCGCTTTCGGATATGTCCGACTCGTTCATCGCCCGCAACTGGCGAGCGCTTTGCAAGATATTCGATCAATCGCCCGATGCGGCAAAAGAGCGCAAAGCCGATTATGACTTTGAGCGGATCGCCGATGCAAAGCGCGAGCTTTTGGACGAATGGCTAGAGGAAATAAAGCCTAGCCGCTATTCCGGCCATGCTGGCGACTATATGACGGCGCTAGGCGAGCTTTGCGAGCTTCGCGGCTGGCCGTCCCTTTCCGACTAGCTCGCGTGGCTATTCGCAAGGCGTACTATGCGGAATTGCTGCTAATCTTTTCGCCCGTCCTATGCCTAAGGCAATCGGCGTCAACCCTGGCCGCGATCCGCGAAGGCGAAGGTCGGAAGCTCGCAAGCGCCTGGAAAGCGATGCGAAGCTATGGGGCGCTTGGGCATGGGGCGACGTTTACGGCTTTGTCATTGAGTCGGCCGATGGCGCGGAATTGCCTGGCGATTGCCTGGACTCCTGCTTTGGCTTTTATGGCGATGACTTTGCCTGGAGCGGCTTGGCGGAAGCGGCGGCCGAATCTCTTTCCTATATCCGGAAAGAGCGGCGCGAGCGGCGGCTTGCCAAGCTCAAAGAGCTAATCCGCGCCCGCGTGCCTCTTGCTACTCGCGCCGCGATCCTGGAAGGCTTCCCGCTATGACGGCCGCCCCATATCAAGCGGGCGCGAGCTATTCCGCCGCGCTCTTCGCGGGAAAGTGGAATCCCGTCCCTGGCCGCTTCCGCGTTGCGCTCTATAAAGGCGACTATGCGGAATCGCCCGTCATCTATTCGCCCGCCCTGGCTTTCGAGCATAGGACATTGAAAGCGGCGGCGCGGCGGCTGGCGCATTTGATCGCCCGCCAATCGCGGCGCGAGTATAAAGGCGAGCGCTTTGATTGCCTCTATATCGTGACTCCGGAAGGCGAGCGGCTGGCGCTTAACGCGGCACGGGAAAGGATCGCCAGCGATGCAGCATGATCGCCGATTGATCCGCGAAGCGGAAAAGCGGGAAGAGCGCCGAGTCGTGCTCTTGCGGGCGCTATGGGCGCGGCATGATCCGGATGGAAAGGAGTCGGCCAATGGAAGACGATAAGCCGCTAGAGCTTTTGCCTTGGGGAAGGACTCGCGAGCAACAAGAGGCGCTAGAGCGCAAAAAGCAGCAAGGGCGCAACGGATGCGCGGGATTGCTCTTCTATTTTGTCGCCTTCGCATTGATCGCCGTTTATTGCGCGGGATGGATGGCAGGCAGGCATAGCTAGGCGGAAGTTACTTCCGCTTGGCGACGGGCGCGGCCAGTTTCGACTCCCTGGCCGCGCCCGTTTACGTTTTGTTAAGGCTTTGCCGCTAATCCGGATTGCACGAAAGGAGTCGTTTCAATGTTCACCGCTCTTGTTTTCCTGGCCGTCCTGGCAATTCAGATTGGCGCTTATGCGCTTTGGCAACATATCAAGCGCGAATGCCGCGCCGCTCAATTGCGGGAAGATATGGCGGCGACTCGCTCGCGTTCAATCAATGGCGGCGCGTTCATCGGCGCTCGCAATCGTCTAGGGGAAGACTAATGCTTTATTCGGAAGCCGCCTATTTTGACGGGAATCATTGCCAGCACGTTGCAGCATGGGAAGAGCACAAGCGGCTAGAGCGCAAGCGCCGCGAAGCGGCTGGCATGATTGAGCGCCGCCGCAACGGGCGGGCGATGCGCTTTAATTGACTGTTAATCGGATCGCGTATAAAAGCGAAGGGCGGGCGGATAGCTCGCCCTTTTCTGATTCGGCTTTCAACGGAGTCACCGCAATGGATATCAATTCCCGCCTTGCCGCTTTGGCCGCCGCGCCTAAGCCTTTCGCCTGCCTTGTCACCTATCGCGACGGGCGAGTCCGTCGCGTGCCTGCTTTGACGCAAGGCGCGGCGGAAAATTGCGCGGATCGCGAGCGCCGCAAGATTGGCCGCGAGCTTTTGGAAGTAGGCACGAATCGGCCGGTTTGCGTTGTCGCGGTGGAAGTGACTTCCAATCGCGAAGCCGTCGCGCGCGAGTATAAGGCGACAATCGGCTATGATCCTTTTGCGGAAGGCTGGACTCTTGCGGAAGCGGAAGAGACTCTAGCCGAATATCGCGCGGAAGAGCGCAAAGCCATTTTCGGAGTCTAATCCTTTCAACTTAGGAGTCATGCAATGCCCAAAAGCCTAGACAATATCCGCGCCGCCTTTGATATCGGCACGGCGCGGGAAGAGCTTAGCGGATCGCCCTTCGCGAGCGCCCGCAATATGGCGACAAATGCCGCGCTCGCCTTTGGCGGCCAAGGCGATCCGGAAGCGCCTATTTGCCGCTTTGTGGACTCGGCGATCCGCTTGCATGGGGAAGCCATCGCCGCCAAGGCGGAAGCTCGCAACGCAACGGAAACTAGCCATCGCCAAGCGCAAGCGATCCGTTCCCTAAATGCCGATGCGGAAGCGCTGCAATCGGAATTAGCGGAAGCTCGCGAAGCGCTGGCCGAATGGCGCGCTAAGGCGATGCGAGCGGAAGCGCATTGCGAGCGCTTCCAAGCCGTCGCGCTGGCCGTAGGATCGACTCCGATAGGCGAGCTTCCCGCCCGCGTTAGGGCGGCTTATGCGGCTTGCACGGATCGCGGCGCGGCGCTCAATTGGATGGAAAGGGAGTCGGCATAATGCGGCGGCTTGAATGTAATTGTTGCGGCGGCGATGCTGGCCGCTTCCGCCAATGGTGGAATCGCGATACGGGATTCGGCCAATGTGCGGCTTGCACGGATCGCGGCTTAGAACGCGGCGAGTCCTTGGCCTATGTGCGGGATATGGCGGGCGATCCGCGAGTCCATCGACCGGAAGGCATGATTGAGGGAATGTTGCGCGAGCGCTTCCCACAAGCCGCCCTGGCCATGATGGAAGGCGAGTCCATGCGGGCGGCCGTGGCACAATTGAAAGGCGAGCTTGCGGCCATCGAGTCGCGGCTGGCACGGGAAGAGGAGTCGGAATGATGGCACAAAGGGAACGCAAAGAGCGAATCACAAAGGCGGAATGGTATAGGCTAGGCGGCTTTGCGAATAGCAAGCTCTTCCGCAAGCAATCGCGCGGCGGCGCTTGGCGCTATTATCGCCTGCTAGACTAGAGCGGGCGGAAGCAACTTCCATCCCATAGGGCGGCCAGCGATGGCCGCCCTTTTCTTTTGTCTATCGGCCAAGGCGAGCGCCGCCCTGGCCGTGCTGCTATGCGGCCGGATCGCATCGCCTCTTGCATCTAGGCGGCTGGCCGGATCGCCCTGGCCGTGCTGCTATGCGGCCGGATCGCCGCCTATCCGATGCGCCCGCCTATCCGATGCGCCCGCCTATCCGATGCGCCCGCCCTGGCCGGATCGCCGATTATCGGCCGCCCGTCATGGCCGATTAGAGGCGGCTAGAGCGCTTCGCCTATGCGCCCGCCTATCCCCTAGCATATGCGATCCGATTAGCGCTCTAGCGGCCGTTCCAGGGCAATCCAGGCATATGCAAAGCAGATACCCCGACTCCAATGGTTCCCCCATGGCCCTGTCAGCGGTCGAGCGGGGGCGCTGAGCCGAT